TGGAATTATCGGCAAACCTGCTCCTTTATGGGGGAAGAAAGCTAGCCGTTAGGCTAGCGAGATATAGTGAAGTTAATATTGATAATAGTATTTCAAACAATAATACTAACGGCACTGGGGATAGTGTTCATGGAGATGTTCTTCGTTAGATAGAACATTTGGGAACTTTTTGGATATAGTAAGGTCATAGACGGAGTAAATAGTATTCGGCTCTTTTTCGGGTAGTGAAGCTAAATCAATCTCTATTGACAATCATTCTACTAATCCTTGTAGCTTTGTTTCTATTTATCGTCCGAGGTTTTGCACTAGGGCGGAGACACTGCCTAAATGAAATAATACTTATAAGTACTAAGACTAATCGAGTTCCCTAGCTCTCCACACTACACGCAACTAATCTAGTTAGTCAGACAGATAATACTGAATCCCGTACAACAGTCCGAGACGGTAGGTACTTAATCACTGCAAAGGTAGTATTTATTTTAATATAAACAATAAACCGGACTACTTTCACAAGCAATCCGGCTTCTAACATGAGTTGTAATATTTAAGTTAGTTATTCTTCATCTTCGCCAGTAATCATATTAGCAACAACTTGACCTAGACCACTAAAAGGACTACTACGTACTTTATAGTAACTATTATTAGCACCAAGTCTTTGATGTTTGTTAATCTGATTAACTAATGGTATCTGTTTCATTATATTAACTTTAAGTTTATTCTCACCTGAATAAGTACCTGAATTATAATATAAATCATCAGGATTACCAGTAACTATATAACTACAACAAGCCTCTAGTAATTTAAGATTATCAGATGCGATACTTAACGCAGCAACAGGTTGACTATATAGTTTCTTACCTTCATTAGCTATACCCCATGGAGTATATTGAATAGTTTCAGACATTAGACGGTCAGCACTATATAAGATATAATCTGCTACTTGCGTAGAATCATCGTCATCGTCAAGCATTAACTTACCAACTACGAATAATGCTACTGCTTTAGTAATAGCTATCCATTCACCTAAACATCTACGAATATTAGCTTTATCATATTCAGGAAGAATATTATAATAAGTAGTAAGATTAGCTACAAAATCTGCATAACCTTTAGCAATACCTTGAAGAGTACGAACAGCTTGAAGTTCGTTACTATCATTAAGTTCGTAGTACTTCTTAAATGGCATTGCTATAAACTCTCCTAAACTAACATAAGTTCCTTTACTAATAGATTCTCGAGTTTCATTATATATACCGTCAAAGTGACCCAAACGATAACCAAAACGTTTTTGATAACCAGGAACTAAGTGTTTATGGAACTGCATTAGTAAAGCTCCCCACCATGATTGTTGTAGCTGATTAGCACCAATCTTATCATAGATACCATGTATCTGATGATTAACTGATATAACCTTATTACGGAAAGCTGCAATATCATCATTAGTAAGACCGCTATCTTTCTTTAGAGTGGCAACACCATTCTTCAATATAAGACTTTCTCTAAATGAAGGATGTTGTTCAAACTTAATTCGTTCTTCTTTAGTATCTTCTTTATAAGTAGTTTTAAACTCTTGTCTTAGTTCTTTAGGAATCGAACGTAAGAAATCAGTTATTATATCAGCTTTAAACTTAACATAACGTTCTTTCTCAACGTAAGATTCAAGTACTTTATCTTTAAAGGTTTCATACTTAGAAACTAATTCGGGATTATTCTTACGAAGAACTTTAAGTAATGCTTCTTCTCTAAGATTCATAGCATATTGTTCAAATGACATTATCTTATTCTTGCCATCAACATTGACTACTCTATGAGAATGAAGCATAGCTAATAATGTAGTATTCTGCATATAATGCTCACCTGCTGTCTGTTGGATAAACAATAGATTTTCTAGTTTACCCATTGGATTACTACCTTTACCATAACGTTCTGTTACCATATCAGATTCAATAACATTAAATAATCTAATAACAGCATTAGTTTCATTATTAGTAGTTTCATTATAAGCATCTGCTAGATAACTACCTATATTCTGCATCCATTCGTTTTCACCTTTACGGAAGTCTTTGTATTTAAAGAATTGTCCGGCAGCCATTTCCATTTGTATCTGTGTCTTACCGTATAGAACGTTAGCAATACCACCAGTAATATTTAACATCATAAACTTACTAGATACCATATTACGCATAACACGAGATACTTTAGAACGAGTACCTTCATCCATTTCAAATTCATTAAATACTAACTTACGAACTTGATTCTCGAAGTGTTTAACTATATTTGAATCGTCACTCTTAGTAGTACGTATTTCTTGTTTACCAGTAATTCTACTAAGTAATCTATTATCCATAAGTTTATCATTAGGATTTCTCTTAATAATATCCATGTTACGTAATTGATTACTAGTAATCTTAGCTAATCTAGCTATATCATTACGAGTATTAAAGTTATACATACTATCTATAAATGAATTAAGTCTTTCAAGAACATTTGGATTATTACGTTCTGCATTCTCCTGTGCTCTTTGTTTACGTAACTCATTATTCTTAGCTTGAGTTTCACGAACATAAGTTAGATATTCTTCTTTAGTTTCTCCTTCTTGTTGTTCGCGAATAGGAAGTAACTTAACTTCCGATAAACTATGAAGCATAGGAGCATTACTAAATCTCTTATATAGATTAAGTTCTATATCAGACTTATTAGGAGTATTATACCAACCATGACTACGTTTAAAATCTTGCCAATAGTCAGCAAAACCTTGACTAGGTTGTTCAATAGCTTGATTAGGTAAATAACCACGATTAATATAAGCACGACTACGTTTATCTTTAACAAGTTCATTAAGAAGAGAATCTACTTCGTTATATAACTGTTGCTGATAATTATTCATTCCATAATACTTATCATTACGATATTTATTAGTAGAAGGTTGTAATTTAACTTCATCGTAGTTAGGATTCTTATACTTCTCTTTAACTTTAGTTTCTAACCATTTGTATTTAGCACTATATTCCATGTTGTTAGCTTCATCCTTAACTACCATTTGTCTCCAAATAGGCAACGGTTCATATTCTTTAGTAATAGGATTAACAACATGGTTATCAATATACCATTTATCAAATACTTCTTTACCCATCTTATTCATAGCTACATACATAGCTTCATAATAAACAGTATTGATATAACTAACATGGTTATCTAACCATTCTTGAGCTTTCTGTTCATTTGGCTTAACACGACCAACGGCAGCAGCAAACATTTGTTCCTGATGTTTCTTTAGATTAGCTATTTGAACATCTGTAAATTTAGTACCATCAATAACACCTTCTGAATCATACTTACCATAAGCCATAGTACGAACGAAACTATCAAAAGGATTACCTAGACGAGTATCCATATAGGCTTTCTTTAGTTCATCTAAGAACTCTCCTTTTAACTTATAATCAGTATTAGCCTTTAACCATTCTACTGATTCTCTATAAGTTTCAGAAGTTTCAGGATATTGTAAACCTTCAATAGCTTGTTTATAACGAATAGTAAAAGCATCTTTAGGTTTACTTTCTTTATACTTATTATTTAACTGACGTCTACGTGATAAGTAATTATTAACAGCATTAGCTTCTTGATAATTCTCTTTATAATTACCGTCCATATCAATAGTAGCTCGCATTTCTGCTAACTCATATCTAAGCTCTTCAAGTCTTCTTGCGTTTTGAACAGTAAGAGTACTATAATCATTATCAATCATCGTACTTAATATATCTCCTTCCTCATGTAATATCTTCATTAACTTAACATAAGTTTGAGGATATTTATTAAGTATTTGGTTCATATTATAGTAGTCTTGATAGAATTTTTTATTGTACTCACGTTCTACATTATCTATTAAGAACTTCTCTAATTCGTCTTTAGCTTTCTTATATATAAGCCCGTCCCGACCGTTCGGGTCGTCAATTTGAGCCAGCTTTACAGCCTCTTTTAGCGACCTTAATTTGTCGGTGAACGATTCATTATACGGCAGCAAAAGGTTGCCATTTTCGTCCAAAATATCGTTCAGAGACACGTTTATACCGTTGTTTTTTGCGTCTTCGATAATCGTTGAAATAGCGGTAGTAAAGGCTATCTTTTTATCACGAGCACTAATCTCACTAGCTCTTAACTGATTCATCATTTGTTTTAGAACTATCTGAACTATTGGAATATGTGTCTCTTGACTATCGGCTAGCCAAAACTGGAAGAAGTTCTCATCTTCAAATGCTTCTGTAATACTAAGCATATTAGATTGAACACGAGGGTCACTAGAAAGACTAGTAATATAACTATCAAAGTACATCTTAGTACTACGTTTAACTACATTATCTAAGTCTTTGATACGTTTAAACTTATCTTTAATTTGTTTAAGCATATCGTTAGTTCTACGTAGACCTTCTATCTCTTCTTCTGTCTCACTTACACTATGAGCTTCGTCAATATCATAAGGTTGAATAGCTTCAATAATAGAATAATCTTCTACAAATCTATTAATGTTATCTAGGAACATTTCATAACGAGTACGTAATGTTTCATCTTCTAACATACGGTCGAATAACTTCTTATTAGTTATACCCCATTTCTCCATTACTATCTTATTACCATTTTCGTCTAGTTTATAAGTACCATCAGGATTAGTAACATAAGTAGTATAGAAATTATGAATATCAAATAAGAAATCATCAATACGTCTATTAGTATAACCATTAATAATTTTCAATGCTTGCTCACGTAAGTTATCGTTTAACTTAGTAGCTGTATTAGAACGTAAATCAATAGCAGCAAATGAACGGAAAGCGTCATTAAGAGCTGCTTCTTCAACGTTAGCATTACTTCTCTCAACACTTTCAATTACACGAGAAATATATTCGTTAATTTCTCTATCATTATCTACTAATGCTGATTCAAGTACATCTTCATTAATAAAGTTCTCTTCTGTCTGAACTCTAATAATATTATTATTAGCGAACTTATCTAATCTAGAATTTTCTTTAACTACTTGAGTTAAAGCATTACGTCTAGGAAATTCTAGTTGAGATACACTATTAATAATAGTCTTTCTACTATATGAATAATCAGGAGCAAGATTGACTGACTTAGTAGTTATACGTCCTAAGTTAGTAACGATATAAACATTACCTTCTTTCTCATATCTAAAATATCCATTAGGTCTAAAGCCAGTATTATCTATTACTGTTTGTAAAACAGGAACAAATCCAATACCATTAACATTGACATCATTAATAGTCTGATTAATGCTAGCTTTAAGTTGAGCATAATAAGGAGATTCAGAATTATCTGGTTTCTTCTTTCTAAGTTGAACTTCATTAGCATCTAACTTAGTCATAGCTGCTTGTAATCTCTTAGCTGCAATATCTGCATTATTACGTTCATTAATAATCCTACGAATATTATTATAGTTCATATTAGGAGCAGCAACAACATAATCATGAACACCAGCAGCATCAAGAGATTCAATAGTTTCTAATAGAATATTGTTATCAGTAATAGCCACAATGTACTTACGAGAAGTATCAATTTGCTGCTCCTTTATGGGGGAAGTCAAGACAATACTATTAGGAAATACTTCTTCGATTAATGTATCAGCTCCTCTTTCAAATACAGTAGGAAGAACCATAAACTTACGAGTATCAGAAGTAATACCAATATTTACAGAACTAATAAAAGCAGCATCATACTGATTAATAGAAACATCTTCTAATATATCTAATGGAAGAAACATTCTATTATTATCAGGATTAACGCTTACTTCTCCAATTTCATTCTGTTCTAATGGATTAGTAGGTAACATATAAACAGTATCATTATAATATACTAGTTTATATAATCGTAGAGTTTTGTTATTATCATTAGTCTTAGCATAATGACGATACCTACGGTTATTCTCACTACCAGTAATCATTCCACGTTCTTGTGCTTCCTTAAAGCTAAGTTTTCCAACACCTAATCTATTAAATGTTATCTTATTAGATTCTTTATATTTCTTATTCTCAAATACTAATACATCAGGATTATTAGGATTAGTTCTAAAGAATAAGTCACGTAACTTCTCAATAGTAGCTGCATCATTGCTAGCTCTTTCATAAGTTCCTATCTCACTACCATATTGAATCATGCTATTAATAGCCCTATCTGAATCGTTAATAATATTAGTAGCTGAAGAAACTCCATTATCAGAATCAATACCAGTATCTTGTCCATATAATAATTCAACAGGAATAATTTTACTAACTGTACCACCTTTAAACTTATAACCTTCTACTACCATAGAATATCTTATCAAATCCATAGTAGCAAGTTTAATAAACGGATTATTGTTATGCCAAGCATTACGGAACATTTGATATTGAGATTCAGTAGATATAGTACTATCAACAATAGTTATTCTATCATAACTATTACGACGACCTTTATACTCAACATTTAGGTTCTTAAATAGATTATTATCAGAAGTATATCTTTGAATTAATGCTACTTTATTAGCAGGAGATAATTTCATAAATGCTTCTACGTTCTTTTCAGACATATCAGACATATCGAAGCTACCTACTATATCAGTATATCCATATAATCTAGCACGAGTATCTTGTTGGCTACTAATAAGATTTATATTATAGCTAGGTATAAACTCATTATCACTTCTAGTTATAAATCTATTAGTATTAACAAAGTTAGACTGTGCTTGGCTCATGTTAATAATAAAGCTCTCTAACTGCTGAATAGTTTGAAGATTACGAATACCAAACTTACTTACTAATTCACGGAACTGCGGTGTTTGAGTTTTGAATATCTCACTATCACGAATAATCTTTTCAGTAGCTATACAACTATACTTTAGCTGATAATATAAAGAAGGATATGCAGATTCTAATTCATCCTGATTAATATCATTAATAGTATTGAAATTAGTCTTAGGATAAATAGCATCTATTAGATACTTGTTACCTTCTTCTGTAACTGCTTTAAGAACAGGTTGACCTTTTTTTATACGACCAACATTATTCTCCTTAATATCATTAATACGATTAATAACATTATCTATTTCATTAGCAGATTTACCAGCACCAAACTTATCACTAGTGATAACCATCATATTAGAATTGATTTGGTCGCCTATCTCTTTGAAATATTCAAATGCTCTTAACGCTTTAATTTGATATATAAGATTATCAGTATTATTATAACTAGTACTTTCTACATCATCTTTAAGATGTTCTCTTAATTCAGTTACTTTTATTCCTTCTTCAAGAAGCTCATCTTCATTAATCTCTATTCCTCTGCTCTCAAGCATTTTCTTAACATCTTTAAGACGAGTCTTTTTAGTAATGCTATTAGCAGGAATACCAACAGCTTTAGCTAATCGTACATACATATCTCGTCTTAATCCAATAAGAGGATTAAATCCAGTTTCTCCAAATACATTATCGTTAGCATTCTGTCTAGCAATAAGTTCAGTTATTACTGGTTGATTAATAAACAGAATAGATGTTTCATAATTAGCACCACAATCTACAATAGATTTATATACATCAAAAGTATATAGGTCTACATTAGGAACACCACCTTCTTTTACACCATCAAGAATAAGAGCAGTAGTTTCAGAAGAATAAGGAGTAATCAAACGATTATCTATATTAAGATTATCATAACTCCAACCTAATTGATTATGGTCTACTGTTACTTCTTTACCTTTTCTAGTTACATCTCTAAAACGTTTTCTTAGTTTACTTTGTGCGTCTTTTGCTTCTTTCTCTGTGCTATATGTATAAGTAAACCTAAAACCACCGTGTGCACCGTCAACAATAGTTTTAGCTTTGTTACTAATAGAGGCGAAGTTGTCACGATTAACAGAAATAGCTTTAAGACGCGCACCGGACATATTAGCATCACGATACCAATTTTGAGCAATTACTGAATTAATATTACGATAAGTCTCTGATAAACCTTCAAAGATATTAGCCTTTGCAGCTTTAATATCTTCAAAGTTACTAGAAGATAAGTTTTCACCAATAGATACTGGTAGATTCATTATCTTAATAAATGTATCTACTATCTTATTGTTACGAGCATCACGAGTATTCTGTTGAGCTACTGTTAATTGACTAAATTCTTCAAGAGACATAGCTCCTACTATTTCAGCTCTTGCTTGAATAGTTTGTTCTAATCTAGCTCTACGAGTTTCATCAGCATAATCAATAGCTAGTTGTTCAGCGTTATCTTTTACATTTTGATAAAATTCTCTTTGTTCATTAATAACAGATTGAATATTACGATACTGTTGTGCAAATTTAGCAATAGTTTCATTGTTCTTATATTCATTCTCATAAAAATCCATCTTACTTACAATAGCATCTACTCTTTTACCAAACTTTAATTCTTTTGATTTAAAAGTAATAGTAAGATTATCTTTTACTTCTCTTGGAAGTTCTGCCCATGTTTCATCTGTTTCAGCTATTAAATCTCTAACTTGGTCAGTTAAGAATTTATCATATTCTTCATTAGCTTTACGAACAGTTTCTATTGCAGCTTTACGAGCTTCTTTAAATTCTTCTTTAGTAAATTCAGAACTAGTAGCTTTACGAGTTTCTCTATCTATTAGAGAATTAACATAACCAATGTATCTACGATAAGTACTAACTTCATTATCGCCATCAATATATTCTACTTTATGAGGTTTGCCTTCTTTATCAAAATAAGCAGCATGATAAATACCATAGATACTATCAATATCAAAGTCAGCACCAGTCTGTAATACCCATTCATCAGGAACAACAATAGTAGAACCTTGAGATTCATCTAATAAACCTACAACTTTCATTACTGCTACTGATTGTTTACCTTCTGTTGGAATACGATAACCAATCATAGTATCGAGTCCAGCAGACTGTAAATCTTTAAGAGTAACTTCTTTAATTAGATTACCTTCTGCATCATAAGTATTATAAGCCTTTACCATCCATTTAGGTAACAATATCTCTACTATCTGACTACCGTCTTTATGATACGTTAGTTTACGACCAAGAGAATAACCATGTTTCTCTTCTACTCTAGATTGCATCAAATCTCTTAAATCACTACGACCTGATAGTTCGGTCATACCAATATCTGAAACTTGACTAGCATGAAATCCTGGAAGTACTTGTCGAGTAACACGATTAGTAAATATACTATTTACAATATTTTCTATCTTGCTACGAACTAGATTAGTCCAAGCAGGCATATAAGGCAATCCAGTTTCAGGATTTATTTCAGCATACTTACGATAATTACTGTCTAATCCTCTACGAGTTAGCTCGTCTTTAATAAGAGATATAAACTTATTATTATCAATCTTAGCTTGATTACCTTCGTATACTACATTACCTTTAGCATCAATCTCTACACCAATACGAGAAGCAGCATCTTTAAAACTATCTTGAATATTAGCAGTAAAGTTATCAAAGAAATCTTTAATAAGAGATTGACCTTCAGGAGTATTACCAATATTATCTATTAGCTTTTTAACAATCTGTAACCCTGCCTTATTCTCACCATCCATGTGTTGAGGAATATCTTGCTGGGTATAAAGATTGGAATACCAACCAGTTTTATACTTAGTTTGAACATCCAAGTTAAACTGTTTCAACTTCTCTTTAGAGGGGAATTTCCCATGAGAATCCCAAAACTCTAATACTCTATTAGTAGTAGCTTTTTCAGTAGTAGTAAAGTTAACCTGACCAATATTATTATCAGTCATATATTTAGCCAAAGCACCAAGTTCACTATTACCTAAGAACCTAGGTATAAGTACGAACTCTGCATTTTTAATCTGAATAGGATTAGCTAACTTAGCATCATTATCTATTTCTAAGTCATAATAGAAGTTCTTTTGAACTTGTATCTTCTTAGATAATTCTCCTAACTTAACATTGTCAATAGGCTTAGTTTCGTCATAAAGAGCTTCGATTAAATCTTTATAACTATCATACTCTCCACGTAGATACATTCTACGAACAAATTCATCAAGAGTAATAAACGATTGAGCATCTGTTACTTCTGACTTATCTTTAGAGAACTGTTTAAGTATAAAAGCTCTAGTCTCTTTAGATACATTAGCTATATCTAATTGTTTCTTTAAATCATCGAGAACTTTACCGCTACTTTGAACATCTTCAAGAGTAATATATTTGAAACTACTATCTATACTAATAGTCTTATTAGGAGCTACTGTTATATCTCCCAAATGTTTCTGTACATTATACAAATCATATCCTGCATAAGCTAATCCTCCGGCTTGATATTCTTTGTTACGTTTAATAGTATCACGAGAATCTTTATAATATGCTTCATCTCCGAAGAACATATCATTTAGATTATTATATTGAATCTCATAGTTAAGAACCATTTCAGCAATGAAGGAATTAAATGATTCTTGACTAGCATTCTTATACTTATCTACAAACTCTTTATCAGAACTATATTTAGCAATAGCTTCTTGTATTCTATAATTAATATAGTTATCTATATAATTATATACAGAATTACGAAGTCCACCAGTAAGTCTAATATTATACTCTCCATTCTCATCTTGTATTAGCGATATTTCACTATTCTTTCCCCCGTAAAGGAGTGAGAATACATTGCCTTCCTCGAACAGCCAATTCATATCTACTCTTTTGGCTGTCTCACTATTATATCTACTAAGATTCTTAACTTTATCAATAAGTAAACTTCTAAACTTAAATACATTACCAGTAGGATTGCCATTGCTATCAAGAATACTTTTACGATAATGATAATTAAGTCTAGCTTCTGATTTACGTAAATCTTTAAACTCTTCTTTTATCTTAGGTTTACCGTTCTCATCAGATACGATAGTTACTACTCCATTCTCAACAGTTGTCTCAAATAAGAAGTTAATAGCTTGCGCCATTTCTGCTAGTTCTTTAGCATAGATGTTAGCATAAGCTACATAAATAGGATGTCCTCTATAAATATCACCATTAGTATTAAATAGTCCAGTATAATCTAGTTTATAACTATTAAATACGAAAGTCTTTGGAGCATCAGAAGGTGTTTGGGTAAAGAACTTAGATTTCTTAACTCCTTTAGCCATCTCATAGTTATCTCCGTTGTTAGCGTATTCATTTAGAGTAATAATATCCCATTCAAGAGCATTAATATCTTTATAAGACTTAGCCTTTCCTGTAACTTCATTACTAACACCGTTATATAATTGTGCGCCAAACTCACGATAATATTCAGTAAGTTCGTAACCAGTATCAGTAAGACGAAGCAGACCAGGAATTACTTTACCGTTAGATAAAGTTTTCTCAATAAGTATATTACTGTACTGATATTGAGGAATATTAGTAAACTTAACTAGATAATCACGAAGTTCAGCATTAGCAGTTGGATTATCATTATAACGATTATCGTTAATTCTTTCAAAGAACTTACTAATATAATTATTCTTTAGAATATCACTAACTAGATTGTTCTCTGCATTAATACTATTAAATTCAGAATTTACTATTTGATAGTCTTTAAATTTATCAGATATACGATTAGCTATATTATTAGCATAACCGCCTTTATATTGTAGTTGAGACTTATCAAACGGAACTACTGTATATTCTTCATCATTCTTAGCTTTACTATATTCGCCTGCATAATATATACGTTGTGCTTCATTATCTATCTTTAATATATTAGACGCATTAGCTACAACTTTATTAAATTCTAGCAAATCGTTGACAAGACTAGTGATATTAGAAAGTTGACTATCACCGAAGCTACGAATGTAGTTAACAACACCCTGCCTATTGATGCCGAAGTTATATTTATTAAAGATTGCCGCAAGCTCTTCCGAGATTTCTTGTATTTCATTTGTATTTGAATTGTTTAATGTGGATAATTTATTTTTAAGTTCTTCTAATACTGCAACATCTCCATTCATAATAGAAGGATTATGAACAAGAGAATCAAAACTATTAAGTATCTTATTTTGCAGATTAAGTTTAGGGAAAGTATTACGATTCTTAGTCACTACATTAGAACCGTCTGCACTTTGAATTACTTCATTACGTTCCCAAATAGATTGTTTTAGTTGAGTAAATATCTTATTTCTTATCTGAACATTAGCTTCATCTTCTAATAGACGAGCGGCATATTCTAAATGAGATACTTCTTCAAATCTTTCAGCAATAGTATGGAAACTCTCTACCATAGCTTCAACGCTAGAGAAGTTGCCATAGTTATTCAATGCTTTAAAAGAACTAGAGAACCCAGCACTTTCAGCTATACCTGAATAAGTATCGCTAGCTGTATCAGGTTTTTCATTAATAAAAGAATTGCTATTAGTTTTAGGTAAACGAGCAAACCATTCTTTTACTTCTTTACTAACATTCTTATCAATGTCTTTACGTTGGTCGGCTAGTTCAGACCAATCAGCACGTAAAGAAGCAATAGTTTCAGGGTCTTCTTGACGACCGTCTTGTTCACTTCCTTCTTTAGCATCGTCATTAGTTTCATAATCCTCGTTAGTATCTATACCAAACTCTTTGCTAAGACTAATAACTTCGGGTGAATTAATAACAATATCAAATAACTCATTACGGTTATAATTACCACCATCGTAAAGATTACGAATAATAGTACCGATATAAGTTTTTTGTTCTTGCGTAAGTTTCTTATCATTCTCTTTAAGATGTCGATTAAGATAAGTAATCATAGTTAACTTTACAGCAGCTTGAGGACTTAACTCATTACCAGCTTTATCCTTTAGGACTTCTTTCTCACCTTTACGCTTTCTATTAGCAAGAGCTTTACGAATACTTCCTTGACTCTTTAGATAAATAGTACTAAGGATATTAATAGCATGGTCTTCCTTTGCTATATCATTACCAAATACACCAGTTCGTGAAGTACGAACGTTCTGAACATAATCTTGAGTATTAATTGTTTCTCTGTTATTATATGCTATAATAGCATTAACAGTGTTTGCATCAATACTCTCTTCATTGAAATCTCTACCAGTCTTTTCTTGATACCATTCACGAAAACTAGTATCTTCGATAGTAGCAAGATATTCGGTAGACTTTCTAACATCATTATTAGTAAGCTCTAATAGCTTATCTAATTTAGGATTACTAGGAGTACAACTCATATACTTTATATTATTAATTAAGTAATTACTAACAGTATCAAAGATAGTATTATTATCAACACTATCAAATATATTTATCAAATAGTCTGAAACCACACGTTCCGAAGGCTACCGAACGCCCATAGACCGCAAAATTCTGCCGAAATTCGCATTTTATATAGCGTCTCGATAGTAAGATAGGGAAAACAGAAAAGTCCCGTAGGCGGCTTTAGAATGGCTCATTCTTAGGCTTTCTATGGGACTTTCGTCTCTAGGCTTATCTTAGTTAATTACATACGAAACTAAGCTCACCAGTGTCAAACAAATGGCTCACAATAGCCTTTTGACGATTACTTAAACCTTCCACTAAGCTATCGAAGTTATCGACTTGTCGATAGTTATCACTTATAGCACTATCTAAATCTAGGTCTATATCAGGAATATCAAAAACATCATCAGTAGGAACGCCTGTATCTTCTTCTGCCCTGTCGAATACATCATCGTGAACAGTACTTGTAGTACTAGCTGTATCAGATGTTTCTAGTCCAATAATAGATAAACGATTACGAACTTCACCAAGTAATGTATTATCTATATTACCAACTTTACCTATAATCTCTACTAAAGCATCAACAATCTTAGTAAATAGATTATTAGATTCAGTTTTAGTATTAGAATCATATTTAATCCTAGCAAGTAATCTAGCAAATGTACGATTAGTAATAGCTTCAACTACAAATTCCTCAATAGCTACACTTCTAGGTTTATCACTATTTAAGAATCTTCCGTATTCTTCTACTAAAGCAGAATCCTGATTAATAAAACTACTAAACTTATCATATAGGTCACCAAATGATTGCTCTATATTAGCACGTTCATCATTAAGTAGATAATGAACACCTTCATGTATAAGAGTAAGTACTCTACGTTCAGGTTCAAGAGTATCGAATCTATTAGTAAGAGTAATAGTATTACCACCGGCAACTATTCCTGCAAATCTACCTTTTTCACCTACTATTTCAATATCAGGATTAAGAGTAATGCCAGCAGATTCTAATGCCGAAATAACAGATAATAGATTAGGATTAGTAGTATTAGCTTGTGCAACTTCCATAAGAGTACCTACTTGAGGAGTGCTATCTTGACTAGCAAGTGGGTCAGGCGTAGCAACAGGAGATACAATTTGTTGCTCCTTTACGGGGGAAATAGCGGCGTTAGCCGCGTTAGTACGACCAGCACTACGACTAGAATTCATAAGAGTAATATTACGATTATATACATCTCCTATATAATTAAAGTTACTAATGATATTACCTTTACTATCAGTAACATTACCTAAATCGGTAACTAGTACTCCGTCCTTAGCTACGAACTCTTCATAACTACTATAACCTGTATCCATCCATTCATCTTGAAGTATATTAGGTATCTTAGCTTGTAGTTTACCGTCTACCATTCTAAATAAATTAGATTCACCACGAATAGCTGAATTAATAACATTACGAGTAAGTGTAGCATATACTCCTTCCATCATAGTACTAAAGTTACCATGATTATTAGTAGGAACAAAACCATTAGGCATACGAGCCATAAGTCTTCTAGGTTTAGTTTCACCCGGTATAGCAAATGCTACATTTCTATCAGCAACATTAAAGTAAATAGTAGCTCCAATCTTATTAAGAGGACGAAATGCACGACCTACAACTTCATAACCATAAAGAGCTTTTTGCTTACCTACATATTTAGATATTTCATCTAATAGTTGTTGATGTAAATCAGTATTTCCTTGTAGAGTAGCATCTACTAATGAATGGAATAATTTATCTAATCCTTCGTTAAACCTTTTAGTATATTCAGTAGCTTCTGTTTCACTATTACTCATAGTATTCTCACGACTAGTAACAGCGATAAGTCTACCTTCTGAATCTTTAATAGTCATACCAACCACACCTCTAGGAATACGACTAGCGGCAATAATACTATTAGATTTAATATCAGCAACTCCTCCGTCAACTCCTACTACTAGACGATAACCGTCAGTAGCTTCACTAGTAGCTACATCTCCAAACTTACGATATATAGGATTACCTTGTTTATCTCTAGCATAAATAACACTACCTGAACTTGTACGACCAACAACTAGACGTTTCTTCTTAGACTTAGTATTACTAATAGAGGACTTTAAGTTATTAATGTCAGTATAAGACTTCTTGAGTTTATTCATCCAATTAGTCAACGATTCATTAACAATGGTACTAAAGTTAGACTGATTAACATTAAGAGCGTTATTAAAGAATATGATATTATTAAGATGTTTAATCCTATCTAATAGATTAGTTTGAGTATCACCGAATAAACTAGTTAAATTCTGCCAGTGACCATTCTCTTGTAGAGCATTAAGCTGATGTCCGAATGTTCCTTCAACTTCAGGATTATTACGAACACGATACAAACGACGTATATTATTAAGCAGTTGTACAAATTCTTTAGCACTAGGTTCTTCACTAGCAATAATAGATTGAAGTTGAGTTATGAAATCTATACTATCATTTCTAACAGTATATCTCCAACCTTGATTCATAACTTCTACATTACCGTTATTATAACCAATCTTAGGAAACTCACCTATTTTAATTCCACGAGACTTAACAATAAGATTACCGTTTTCATCTAGTTCTACATTTACTGTATCATTAGTCTTCAACTGACCGATACGAGAGTAAACCTTACTATCATTTAAATTAACTAAATTAAAGAAGTAACCATTATCTTTAGTATTCTGTTTATTCTCTGCAACAGCTTTATCTAAAGTCTTACTTGCTTCTTGTATAATATCAGAAGGAGTTTTAATCTCTTCATCAACATTAACTATCTTACCATCTACTATTTGACGATTAGCTAGAATCTTAATATCATTATACAAACTAACAGCTCTAGGATTTAACTGTTGTAGATAAACCATCATATCATTAAGACTAGTAAATGTCTTACCTTCTATCTGATTACCTTGTATTTGATTATATAAATCTATAATTAAATTTATCTCTTCTATACGTTGGCGTTGACCTTCTAAGTCATTATCAGATATAGATGATTCAAGAACGTTAGTATCAGCAGGAGCAGATTCATCAGATTTACTAGTATCTACGTAAGTAACATCTCCGATAGCAATAGCGGCATTTAGTTCATCGATAGTAACATCAGCAATAATATTACCTTTAGCATCCATTCCATCAATACTAACATTGCCAAATTTACTAACACGTACGTCTATTGCACTTACTTTAACTGGTTTTCTACTAACATCTCCTAAACTAGCAAAAGGCTTTACTATTGTAAATTCTAAGTTATTAATATTAGCTTTATTTACAACACCTGAACTAGCTTTAGATACTACTTTATCTAATGTCTCTTTTAGCTTCTTTTCTTTAGCAGTCTTTGGTTTAGGTTTTGGAATAGGCTTAACCTCTGGTTCTTCTTGCCTCGTCGCTTCGCTCCTCGCTTCCCCCGTAGAGGAGTCTTGTCGCTGATTATTCCCATTCTGTTGCTGTGCCTGACTTTGTGCAGCAAGACTATTTCTTCTCTTAGTAATAGCTTCTCTTAAAGACGCTATATCTTTCTTACCATTTTCTGAATTAGATAGAATACTAACAGCATTAGATAAACTCTTATTACTAGTATCTTGAGATTCTTCTTCTGTAAACGCATTATCTAATGCTTTATCTAACTTAGCAAGTTCTTCTTCGGTAGCAACATTAACGAAATCATTAAGATTCTTCTTTGCTGACTTAACCAACTTCTTAGCAGCTTCTTCAAACTCTTTCTTACGAGTATCTTCAAACTCTTTAGCCTGCTCATTAGTAGTAATAATATTGGAACGATAATTATCTCTACGAATTTCATCAAGAAGTATTTGTCCCATATTATCCATATACTCTGAATTAATAGCACGAACTTGTTTAGATAAACTACCTAGACTAAAGTCTTCACCTGCTTGTTTGAATAGAGCTACATCATTTTCATCTAATTCGTCTATCTGTTTCTTAATAAGTGCGTTTTGTTCTTGACTACCTTCTATTCCAAGAGCTATATTTTCTATACTACGAACATTATCTAAGAATAAACTTTCCATAGGACTTAAACCTCTACGTAAGTCATTAACTTTAGATTCTATTATCTTAGATATATCTAAGTATTGACTAGCTTGTGCTTTATCCAAAGGATTATTACTATTCTTTAGACTATTATAAGTAGACATTACTTCGCGACGATACTGCTCTAATATACCTAACTGCATACGATTCTTAGCCATTGGGTCAAGAATCTCATTAATAGCAGGAATAGTATTCTCTAATTGAGATTGAATAGTATTAAGTCTTTCTACTCGTTTATTTAGTAAGTCAGCTTCTTGTGCATTAACTATATTTTCTGATATAGCTACATCTAATAGAGCATCATCTATATTAGCACTACGCAATGCACTAGAATAGTTAACATATCTATTAAGAACAGTACGCATAGTTTTCTTTATAGATTGAGTATCTCTATCATATTCTGCTTCATCAGCAAGACCTGCATCTACTAGCTTTTTCTTTAGTCTAGGGTCTTCAATATAATCTTCGAGTAACTCATAGTTACCGGAACGAATAGCATTTAAAGTAAGAGTAGTTGTGAACTTCTCTTTAGCAGCAGCACGTAAATCTTCTTGTTCTTCGGGACTAACTTTACTATAACGAGTAGTACCTACTGTTGGGTCTTGACTAATAGTTCCATCATCAAGATAAGTGATAGGATTACCTTTAGCATCACGTTCTATCTGAAATGGATTCTCACCATTTTCGATAATCTTCATCTGACGAGCATATTCATTGAATACTTGCTCACGACCATTGATTTCAGCAATACGTTGTTTCTCTTCTACATTACCACCTTTACGATTATTAATAGCTGACATAGCACCACCAAAAGTAACACCTCCAATAACTCCCCATAATGCAGCATTATATAATTGAGGATTCTGTAAGTACTTCTCTATTCTATCCATAGATACAGCACCATTATATTGTTCAGCTTGACCTAATAGGTAACGACCATATAAAGTACCTTCTTCTTGACCTACAAAGTTAATAGCTTCTTCAATACCTTCGGTTAATTCAGATAATAGTAGATTCTCACTAGAATTAACAAAGCGATTTATTTTACCTGCAAAATCTTTAATAGTACCTTTTGCCGCTTGACCTAAAGTTTGACTAGCAGATTCAACACCAGTAGAAGCTATTCTATCAAGAGCTTGATTTTGTGAATAACGAATACGAGGAGTAATAGCACGATTAACTTGACCTAATGCTTTATTAACTGCACGTAACTGCATATAGTCGAAGAATACATTACCTGCATTATATCCAAAGTTTCGCATAGCTGCTTTATCTGCAACTATAAGAGCGGCTTCTTCTTTAGTTCTTTCTTTAGCTTCATTAGCAATATCAGGATTATTATCTAACCAAGTTTGAAATTCTTCATCAGACATTCCTGTAAATAACGACAATGCTTCTCCTTCTATTTGTTCCGCAACTCCACGAGCTTCTTGATAGTTCTCACCAAGACGCATACCAATAGCAGTAATACCATCTTTAGCGATAAGTTTTAACTTATTAGCACGATAGACATTATCTAATTTAGTAGCTTTCTTAGCCCAATTCATTGCACGACTTACTTTAGAACTATTACGTCCTAATGCTGCAACACCTTTACCAACAGCTCCAACTCCTTTAGTTAATAGAGCACCAGGAATCATTAAAGATAGAGAACTAGCAATACTTGGAACTTGACTAAAGAACCAACCTGAAAAATCATTCATATCAAATGCTTTATCAGGATTCTCACGATATATAGGAAATAAATCATCACGAACATAATCAGATATAGCATCGCCTGCTCTAGTAATAGGATTACTAAATGGTTTATCGTCCCATAATCCAGCAGTAGCCAAATCTACTAACATACCAATACCACCAACAGTATCTCCTATAACTGTTCCAATAGTTTGACCTAATGCGTTACCTGCTTGTTTCCAAGCCGATTGATTCTTAGCACGAAGAGTTTCTAATTCTTCTCTACTTTGATAACGATTAGGTTCAGCACCATACTTAGCTAAAGAATGATAATCTTCCTCTGTTCCAGTAAAGACTTCTTTACCACTAAGATTACGAAACATGAAGTCGCCTTGTGCAGCTACATCAGGTTTGTATTTAGTAACAGTAGGAGCTTCTTTAGCCATATTAACAGAATTAGCCCCACTGTCTAGTGGAGCTTTTTCTACTGATATATCATCAAATATATTTGGCATAACTTAGTTCATTAAATCGTTCATTTGATTAAGTATCACTTGACTAGGGGATTCACCAGTAAGTCCTGAATACATTCTATTAAAGAACTGGAATACTTGTCTCTTAGTATCAATATCTAGTTCTCTAAGATTACCAGTAGCACCTGCCATAATCATAGCTTTCTGCATAAGAGGACGAGCAATAACTTGCTGCTCCTCTATGGGGGAATTTGCAATAGAACCATTTCTTGCACTAATAAGATTTATATCCTCTTTAACAGGAGCAAGAATAGCATTAGCTTGATTATTCTGAAACATACGTTGAAATAACTCACCTTCTGTAATCTTAATTACCGGTTCATCATTAGCGTCTAATATCTGATAAAAACTACCACCATCGGTAACAGCAGAATATGTTCCATCTCCAAATTCAGCATCAGATAAACGATAATTTCTTTTAAGTGCGTTATTATACTTAATAGAATTAAGAGTGTCCATTGCTTTAACAGCAGGTAGAGATTTGAATCTTTCTATTTCATCATTAATGATAGCACCTGTAATCATGTAATCTCCAGCTACTGCATTTTGTATTCTCTCTTCCATTTCAGAATCAGGATTCTTAGCACTATTTTTTCCAGTCTTAGGAGTATAAGGAATATTTAAGAATACTCCGTATTCCCCCGTAGAAGATGATGAGCACCAGCCATTATTAATGTTTTTCTTTTTAACTTGTGCTTGAATAGTTTGCATAATAGCATCACGTTCTCTACTATCTTCAACAGGTTCAAGAACTCCTTCGGCATTACGTTTCTTAATAACAATACTTCCAGGATTAGCAATACTAATCATATTCATTACTCTTTCATTGTAGTTCTTTAATTGGTCATCTTCAAATCCTTGACCAGCAGCAACTATATGAGGAGGTAAATCAAATACATTAACATCAACATAACTAGGCGGTAATGATTTAGATATACGTTTAGTTGCAGCATTAGACATTTGTGCAGCTTTTTCATATACGTAAGCAGGAGAATCTTTAGTACTCTTAGCAGTAGTTATTTCACCTCGTCCTATTGCTCTAAAACCTGCAATACCCATAGTAGTTAAACTACCATATACTTTATTTCCATAGAAAACTTCATCGTTTCTAGTAAATTTTTCAGGAGCATTATTACCAGTAGTAAATCCTACGGGACTAAGTTTAAGAACATCTGCTATTTCAGGAGCTAAACGAGTATAAGCGTCTTTACTAATACGAATATATTCTTTATCTCCTATTTTACTAAATGACACATCTTTACTAGTCAGTCCCATATCTGTTCTAAGTTTAGATATAATAGCAGCTTTACTACTATCATTAAGAGGATTAACTAGAACTGTATCGAAACTATTGCCTTTAGAATCAGTAAATAACTTATTCATTCTATTAGCATATTCTAGTTGCATAGGATTATTAGTATCTGCCATATCTCCATTACTTAATCTCTTACCTAAGAACTCCGAAGCATATTGTTCTTCTTGTGTAAGATGTCCTTTCATTGCATCTAAACGATTATTAGCATTAGCTATTCCTCTATAATAAGTATTAGCTTCATCTAATAATTGTTTCTTAGCAGCATCAGATAAAGTAACATTATTAGCAATACCTGAACGTAGTTTACTATATGCCTCATCTAAAGGAAGAGATTTAGATATTCCATAAGAAGAAAACATATTAGATAACTGACCATTAAAAGTATTTAATTGAGATTGTACTTTAGCAGGAGTATCAGGTTCTACTTTTTCTTTACCACCAATAGTAGCTAAAGAAGGAAGTAAATCAGGTTCTTTACCAGTCTTAGGTTTAGCAGAATTTTTACGAGCAGCAGCTAATAGATTAAATCCTAATTCAGGATTAATTCTACTTTTAACTCTACGATAAGCAGAAGCAGCATATCTAGGAGCAAATAGGTTCTCTTCAAATTCTCTCTGTGACATAATAGTTCCGTCAGGCTTAGTAACAAGATTATTCTTATTTCCCTTATTAGCTTTCCAAACATTTACTTTATAGTCTTGTTCTAGAGAAGCACGAGCACCCGGAGTTTCATTTAAAGCAGATTCAAATGCAGCACGAATCTTATCTGCTGATAGTTGTTGAACACCACTAGCTGTTTTAAGATAAGGAACATCACCAGCAGCAATATTACCTTGACCGTCTTTAAGATTGCCTTTTGCATCTCCCCATACTAGTTGTTCGCCAGAACTAGAATCAACACCAACAGTAGATAATACTTTTTGATATAGAGCATTATAATCAACTTGTTCAACAGGACGATAATTAGGTTTAAATTGGCTACCACCTATTACTTTACCAGTTTCATCTAGTTGGTCTTGATAATTATATTTATTCTGTTCTAATGCGTATGCTTTAACATCTCCATCATAAGCATTACTATTAGTAACTTCATCTTGGAACTTTTTAAACTCTTGTTGATAACGTTCACGACCAATAAGACCTGGATTACTAGCTACTTCTCCTGCTAATCTTTTAGCAGCAGTTAAAGCAGTGGCATAACTTCCGTCTTGTGCACTAGCTTCTATTTGAGCATTAATATCTCTTGAATAGTTATCGAGCCATTCATTTTCAGCTTCATTTAATTGCTTATTAGCAAGAAATGTTTTAATCTGATTACTAGTTTCAATAGCAGTATCATGTTTCTGTTGAAGAGTATTTAACGTACTATTGTAAACATCTAAAGGAGCGGCAACCCGCTCCCTCTTTTGATAACCTGCTGTTTTAATATCTATCGGCATAGTTATAGTATTTATAATTAAGCAATCTTTTTCTTACCACCACATCTGAATAAAGTACTTCGTATATTACCTAGTCTACTTTTATTCTTATCCATTAGTTTTAAGAACAATTCCATTTGTTCAGGATTAGCGGACATCATAGCCGCAGTAGCATTTTCTTCTGAACGTTTCTTATCTACACCTAACTGATAATCTCTAACTCCACTAGTAATACCTTCAATCATTTGTGTACGATTATTAGCAGTAGCTTGAATTTTATCATTAGCAGTTTGAGTGGCAGATATAGAATTAAATCTATTAGCTTCATTAATCTGTTGAGCATTTGAAGAAGCTACTTGTTGACGATTTATTGCGTCTTGATTTTGCAATTGAGTTTCAAGATTTTCTTTCTCGCCTCTTAATCTACTTCTTTGACTTAAAGCATTATTAGATATTCTTTGTTGTCTAGCAACACTAGCTACTGAACTAGCAGTATTTCCTTCAACCAATCTGTTTTGACTAAGTTCAGATTCTCTAACATCTGATAGTTGAGGATTTATATTAACGCTAGTTTTAAGTTTAGCAGGAGCAATTAATTGAGGAGTAGGAACTTGTGGAGCAGAAGTTTTATCTATACTACCTTTGTTAAGTAATCCACTAATTAAAGTTCCAACAGCTCCAATTCCTGAACTAATAGCTTCTCCTTTATCTATTCCTTTAAATAGATTAAAACCTTTACTTCCATTATTAGAAGATAAATTCATAGGCTTAATACTAGAAGCACTAGGATTAATAATCTTTGCCCCAGCAGTAATTCCAGCAGAAGGAACATTTTGATTAAGAGCTAACAATCTACGATTAGCACCAGTCAAACTTCCAAAAGTTCCTAATGTAGCTTTCTTATTTTTCAATTCAGGATATTTCTTATATACTTTAGCTTTTACATCAGAGCGACCATGTAAACCTGCTAACCTAAGAGCATCGCGAGCATCAGCTTTAGTTGGAATCGGATAACTACGTCCGCCACCTGCAAAATCATTTGACTTAACACTAGGATAAGGTTTCTTATCTGAACCGTAATCTTTCTTACGAGACAAACCACCTAGTTTCTTTTTACCAGTTATTGTTCTCATATTTCTTTTCTTTTTAGTACCATCATCATTAAGACCATTTCTATCTTTAAATGATTCTTGTGCATTAAACACTTTAGAAGGTTCAACACCTTTCTGAACTAATTCAGCAGGACTATTACCGTTAAGTATAGGTTGAGCACTAAACACTTTAAGTTGTTTAGGAGTAATCTGAACTACTTCATCTCCTTCTGCTTCAATACTATTCTTGCCTTTACCGATTATAATACCACCAGTACTATGTTTACGTCCTTTAAGAAGAAACGAATCTTTCTTAATAGGAATAGCAGTACCTCCTTCGGCAATCAAAGGAACAGCTCCTTTACGGGGGATATTTCCACCATTTCTCATTAACTGATTTCTAATATTCTTATAAACATTAGCATCATTTTCAGTATTTTCAGTCATATAGGAAGCCTGTTGTTGAGCAGCTTGTAACTTTGCTTGACGTTCTTGTTCTAGTCTAGCAGCTTCTTCTGCTTTTCGCCTTTTAGCGCCTCCAATAATACCGCCAATAAGTTGAGTACCAACAGATATAGCAGCACCAATAAATGCTTTAGGTCGTCGATTATTAATTGTTCTCATTCTCTGTATTTATTAACATAACATTCAATATTACTTAGACTAACTTTAGAATTAGTTTCATGAATAATAAAACGAATACCAATATATTTACCATTGATAAGACTGTCGCTAGCCTTATAATTCTTACTTATCGTTATTCTATCTTCTTCTCCATCCATTATACTAAAGTTATATTTTCCAGTTAACCTATTTATAGGTTCTTGCAATTCAACTGTATTAATTAGATTACGGAAGTAATTAAAGTTCCATTTACCATGTTCATAATATGCTTTAGTAAGATTAGGAACATTACGTTCTTTATTACTAATATCCCATTCGGACGATATACATGAGTTTGTAAATATAAGAATTTTATCTCCACTATAATTAATATTACTAGAATTTTTTATAGCATAACAAATATAATTAAGTAACTTAATTGTTTCAAACTCTAAGTTAAATATTATATCTATTACAGCACAACCGACATTCTTATCACCTAGATAAAATATATTCTTAGATTCAGGAATTGTACAATTCCCATAATCAAGAAAAGTATTTACTTTTATATTACCTAATCTATATACATAATTAAGAGCATTATCATTAGTTAAATATAACTCCGTCTTAGTATTAAAATACTTACCCGAATAATTATGAATACTTATCCAACTACTTGTAATAAAGGAATAAGATAAGGTTATAATCTGATTTTCCCCCGTAAAGGAGCAAATTAGTCTGTTATTCTCTTTATCCATTCCCATATCAATAATAGTATCTTCGGTTACATAATTATCTATAATACTTTGAATACCATCGGTAATATCATTAAGTTGTTTATCATCGAATCTATATATTCTTCGTTTACTTTTATCAAAGAATATATAACCAGTTTCATTACAAGTAAAGGCATTATAATCTTGTAAACCGCCGTATCCTTTTTCACTAGTAAATACTTCTTGATATTCAGTATCAAAAGCATCAGGCATATACATTTGAACGTCTTTATCTTTAGTAGCAAGAGTGGAATCTCTATTAAAGATAAACATCGAATGTTCACAATGAGCAATAAGATAAATACCTATTCCAAGTATATTAATTATGTCTCCTTTATTTTCACTTATTACTTTATATCCATCAGCCGGAAATTGTCTCCAAGCATTAGCAGTTGATTCAGATTGTAAAACATTACTTCTACGGATAAATTTACCATAAGTAGTTATCTGATTACTAACTGCATTTGGATTATAAGCATTTAAGTTAGGTCTAGCATAATCGTAATACATAGAAGCTATTTCATATAAATCAAATAATGTTGCGGCAGTTAATTGCTTATTACCAATATTTTTAATAACACCTGAACTAGTATAAGTAAAATAAACTTCAGGAACATTATTCTTCATTATCTTAGCAGAAGGAAGATAAGGAGTTTGTTTATAAAATTCTACTGCGTTTATATGAAGATTATCACGAGTATTAGCAGAAGGATTTAAGTTATCTATATATCTCCTATAAAATCTTTCATCTTGTAAAGAATCATCCCCAAATCTAGGACACCAATCTCCAACAAACTTAACACCACCACTATCAAATATGATAACTGATTGTAGGGATACAAATCCTGTAACATTTTGTTTTTGTAGATTATCTCCATACATATACTTTCCAGTAGGAGTAATTTCTCCATTAATATATTTAGTTTGTCCTAAACGAATTAATTTAACTCCTTCTTTCTTAATATATATTTCTTGACTTACATAAAGTAATCTTCCAATAGTAGTTAATTTTCTAGCACTCCCATCATCCATAACATTAACAGTTACAGGAGTTATTGCTTTTCCAACGGAAGGAAAAGTAAGTTTATAATATTGTCCCCCTGTATTACTTATAATACTTGCAGATACTCCCATATTATAAGTATTTTCTATATTATAATACGGGTCTGTATTTACTATATTAGCTATTCTATTAGAACCCGGAAAACAATCCTTAGCAATATATTTAGCGGCCCATCCTTCATTAGCACTTTGAGCATCACGATTCATAAAACCAAATACTCCTAAATCAACAAATACATTAGGAGTAGCACTTTTCTTTAATACATATATATCATCAGAATAAAACTGATAACTATATCCATAAGGAGTAACACTATTAAAACTACTTTGAAGTTTACTATTAGTATCAGTTCCTATTGCAATATCTCTATGTTGGTCAACAATACCATCACATATAAGAATACTTTGTATTTCTTCATAACTTATAAAGAAACCTACAAAACCTTCATACATAGGAACTTCTCTAAAAGTAAAGTTTCCTTTAATCTTATGAGGAGTTCTAAATAATCTATCTCCATTATTATTAGTATAAGGACAACAGAATATCATATTCCAATACGGACTAGCGTGAGTAGTATTACCATTAGTAAATCTTGGGTCAAGATTAAACCAATAATAATCTATTTTAGCTTTTTCTGCCATATCTATAAGTCCTAGTTTATCCTTAATAGTAGAAGAATAATAACCGGGATAATCTATCTTAGCTTGTTCGATTGCAGCTTTTACATCAGATACCTTAGTATCATCATAACAATCAAACATAATATCAACATCTTTATTTGTTGAAGTATTATAATATCTTCCTATAACTATTTGAACAGGTATTTTCTCCCATGTACCATCGTCTTTTTTATGACGATAATTATTATTTTCAATTACTATACCTTCTGTATAACTACCGTCAGGACGAACATAATGAATATAGAATCTGTATACTTCATCTTCTATTGGTTTACCTACATTTAAAACATATCCATCATTTAATCTATTTCCATAGTAATCTTCTTCCATACATACTCCAACAGCAATACTACTAGTATCAATATTGGAAATATCTAACTTACGAGTTTCTTCTTTATAATTAGCAACATATAATCTATTATTATAGTTACACATTGTTTTTACATTATAAAGATTGAAGTTATTAGCAGATATTAAAACTTCATCTACTGAAATAGATTCTTTACTACTACGATTTCCTGATATTCTATAAATACCTGATTCGTTAAATGAATAAGAACCTAAATTAAATGCTTCTTTTCCATCTTTATAAGTACATATATAAGCTATTTGGAAAGACTTAAAAGTATTTCCACTTTTATTATCTATATTTAAAGTAGCAAATATAGAATTAGCATTGTATTCAATATCTTCTCTTGCATAGTCTCTAATATCATAAGTAGAAGTAGTATTACTAGGTCCTTGAAGAGTTACAGAAGATATTATATTACTAGTTAGACTAGGGGATAGATAAATAACTACTCCTAAATCTTTCCAACTACTAAATTCATTATCACTAATTTCAAATCTTATAAATAATAAATAAGTTCCATTTCTCATTCTACCACCATATTCTTGACCGTAATCAACAACAGTAGTTTGAGGAATATCAGGATTTAAAGTAAATATATTATCAGAACCTAAATTAGCATTATTAAGATTAATAACTTTAAGAGGAACATCTTCTCTAGGATTACGTTCACTAATAGCTATTATTAAATCACCTCGAACATTATAAGTATAAGTTCCAAATACTTCTCCGCCATACCATTTCCAAGATGTTTCAATTAAAGATAATTCTTTATTATCTTCATTATAACGATATATCTTATTACTAGCAGTAAATATGACAAGTTCTTTAGCACAAGGAATAATACCTACTATCTTTTCGTTTTCATCTAAAGTAACAATAGTTTCTAAAGACTGTTCATTCTGAATAGAATTACCATCTTTAGAAACTATGACATTTACAGCATGGGTAATAGAACCATTCTTTATAAATTCTAACCCATCATCTTTATTTAATTCTTTAACTATTTCCATTAGTCTCTAGGTCTAAATGTTGAATTATAAAAGAATGACGACCAACCTTTATAAGCATTAGCATCTTGATTTTCATTAATAACAGAAGCTCTAGCTCTGTCACGAGAATCTCTCCATAACAAATATGGATTAACTGGCATAGAACCTTGTAGAGAATAGACTTGATGTTTAAGTCCTCTACTTAGTAGCTTCCACATACAGAACCATTCAAGTGCTTCAATAAGTTTACCGTTATTAGGAATAACGGGTATATTACAATGAAACGTATCACTATATACAGTCTTAACTGTAAGATAGGATACGGTAACAATATCAGTATCAAAGTTTAATTGGATTGCATTAGCATCCCGAAGATACACGTAATTCTTTCCTTCGTAACCTTCGGGGTCAATCTCAACAGTACGCTTACTTTCACGTTCTCTAGCTCTTTCTCTGTCTTGAACGAAATGCTCGGTAGTACCGGAAGAGCAAGAACATTTACCTTTCTTTAAGGGGGAAATCTCGCAACCCTCAACATAAACTTTAAAAGCATTCATACAACATGGGAAATAAGCAACTCTATCAACAACATTAATAGTAGTTTCTTTTTCTTCATATTGAAGAATACCCATTTCGTTCATAGCATCTATACACCAAGCACCCACTCTAGGTATATAATCACTATTCATAATATTGAAATCATTATCAAGTCTTGCGATAATAGTTTCTACGGAAGATAGCTCTTTGTTCATTATTTCTAATATATTTTATAGTGTAACTTGGGTCAAACTTATTAATTAAAGAAAGACGATTATTAATATCAGTATCGACATTAATAATATCTTCAACAGTCTTACATTCAGATAGTATATCATCGTTACTACGTTTCATGTGAAGATTTGTTCCATAGAATTTAAATAATGGTCTATTCTTAATTGTACCATCAATCATAAGTAACTTACAATAATAAGGATTATCAAGATACTCCACATATTTAATTCCTTCGTATTTCTCACCTCTTAGTAAGGCTGCTGCATGGTCTTTCTTATTATAAGGAATAAGTCCTTGTGCAAGAAGATTTCTTTTGTTTAGTTCTGTTTTATAATAGTCAATTACTTTTTTGAACTTAACAACTTTTCCATCAGCAGTGGTAAAACTATCTCTAACTATAACTCTTTCTATGATAAGACAACCAAGTCTCTTTTCAAACTTATAAACTTTTCCTCTTAGAACTTCTTTAGATACTTCTCTAAAGAATAACTTGCAATAGGCTTCGTATTGAGGACGAGTAATGTTCTTACGATGTTTAATTCTCTGCTGTCTTATCTCATATTCTTTTATTTTACGAAGTACTCTAAAGTATTGTTTTAAGTTACGATATATATTACCGTATCTTAATTGTTTAGAAGAATCGAATTTAACGAACTTAGCATCTATTGCTGTCTCCATCTTTCTATCAACATCTAGTTCGTCAGTATTCCATTCCCAATAGTTATAGACACATACATCAAATATAGCTTCAATAGCATTTCTATTCTGTTCAATAGAATATTTGATTTTATATAATAAAGATTTGTATCTAGCTATTTTTTCGGACACGAGAACATAATCCTCTTCGGCTGTCTTTATAAAACTAGTATACATATTTCTGTGGTCGTATCTTTCACCGCTAGCCATAATTATACTTCTATTTGTTGTTTATTTATATCATCCTTAACTGGGACTTCATTAGTTACTCTCTCTACATTAAGTAGATTACGTTTATAGATTACATCTTTGATTCGTTCTACCATATCTTCGGGAATGATAAACTCATCATCATTATCGAAGTTAGATTCAATTCTTTCTGTTGTTTCAACAGGTATTTCATTAGGTATTTCAAAAGGCGATTCAATAACAATATGTCCTAGCGGTTCAATTAAATGATTACCATTGCTATTAACATATAGATAACCATTGATATAATCATAACTTAGACTAGTACACATTCCTGGCAATGCTTTATAAAATTGAGCATTTGCTTCTTTAATAAACGGAATAGCCATATTATCATAACCAACAGTACGAACACTAACAAAAGGAAGATTATTATCAAGACGAACTGGTCTAGGTATTCTAGTCTTGCTTCTTTTAACTTTATACTTCGTACTTACAAGACTTTGAAATATATCTCCGTCAGGAACATTAATAAGACTTATCCTATATCTCTGCATTAATATCTTATCGACATTAGCATGACGCTCATAAGTCTGTCTTATCTGTTCATTGAATGTATGAATAACCGCACTACGAATAGTTTGTCTCGTAGTAAAGTTATTAGGCTGATGAATAGCATGAGCTATTTCAGATACAATTTGATTTAATGAAGCCATATTACTTTTGTTTTTGAATTAGTATTATAACAAATATAGTTATTATATTGGTATTAACAAGACTTTTATTAATAATTTTGATTCAACACTATTATCTAGCTTACTATCTAGCTTACAAGCGTTCGCATTGTAAACATTTTTATACACGTGACGCATTTTAAGACCCGTGGTGGCACGCAATACTGTCGGATAATAGTAAGTTAAGGAAAGGTACTAAAGTCCTATGGTGAGCTTCTATGAAAGCGTAGGAAGGTGGGACATACTTTTATTCCCCCATAAAGGAGCGTGTATACTGAAAGAGCCGACTATCTCTAGTCGACTCTCACTTGTTAATCTTACTAATAGTACTTACTTTGGATATTGATTAGGTTCATTATCTTCAAGTTCTATAAACTTTCGATAGTCTATATTAAAGAACGCCAATATTGGCTTCATAATCCAGCTCCAAAATACGAAGCTAAGAATAATAGAATTAAGTACTACCTTAACATCACCTAACTTTAATGAGAAGTATATTATTCCCATTAATACAGCACACACAAGAGTTATCACTCTTTTATTCCAAGTACTTACTACTTTATCTCCATTAAGTTTGTCAACTAGTTTAATTACTAGATATGCTAATACATTAACACAGATAACAAATGCAAAATCGAAACTAGTAGCAGTAGTACGTAGAATTTCATTAAGTATATTCCCGAAGTCCATATTACAATAAGAATAATAGAGTACCTAGAATAACACTTAATAGCACACCTGCTATCTTTACATAAGATACGACTTTCACAGGAAGAATAGTAGTAATCTCTTTCCATGCGAATACTATAATAGTTATAGCTATTATAGTTACAAACAACACTTTAACAAATATTCCCATAAGCATTAAGTTTTATATTACAGGCGCAAATATAAGACTTTATTTTAAAAAGAAAAGAGAGACTACTATTATTTAGTAATCTCTCTTTAGGAATATAACAGAACTTGTATTACTTTAATTCATTAAAGTATTTCCAGAGTTTATCTTCTCCGAAGTCTACATCATCAAACCAAAAGCTGATAGCACTCTCGAATATCATATCGTCAAAGTTTCCTTTTCCGAACCACTTCTCGAATAGTTCGCAGTAGTCGTGATATTGAGCATTAATAGCTACATAAACATCAGCAACTTCTACTTCATCTTCTAGTTTATCTTTGAATTTACTACAAACTTCGTGAGCTTTCTGCATATCGTATTTCTCACCGATATATTTCTTACCGTCTTTGACATGGTACATTTCATCAACAGTACGTTTAGCTTCCTGTTTATTAAAATGTTCATCACCATAATCATTATAACGTTCGTTTCCATCTACTCCAAGCATTTGCATAAGAAGCATACGTTCTTCTTCATCATAGCCATGACTTCCATCATAACCTCGACTTTCATCATATCTATGACGTTCACCGTAGCCTCTTTGTTCATCCCTGTCGTAGTTGTCGTAAGTCTTATATCCAATACGATTCATCATTCCTCTTCCACGTCCGCCACGACCACTTCTTCCGCGACCGCCACGAGCAAGGAAATCATTAATTCGTTCGTACATTTCGTCTCTCCGAGAACGAGCACGAACATCTTGGTCTGTCTCGTATGGTACTTCTCTCATAATAATATTACTTAGTTAATAGTTGTCTGAATGTTTCCAAATCAGACTGGTTAAACATAATTCCTTTATTAATAAAAGGAATAGAAAGAGTTATGTTACCGTTAGAGATGTTACCATTACCTAAAACTGGAATATTAAAATCAAAGTTAGGAATAGATTTGATTATTTCAATCTCTTCGTCAACTATACCTTCAATATCAATCTTTCCGTCTTTAGCAATAGTATTGATAAACTTATCAAAACTATCAATGTTATTAATAATTGCACGTTTAGCTAAAGGCTTAACTAACTTAATAGCTGGATTAGATTCGCCAAGAATATCTATCTGATTAACAATGTAATCTTGCAGCTTTTGTTTTACTACACTTACTTCTACCATTACTTCATAGTTTTAATAAATTCATCATAAGTAAGAGAAGGATTCTTTGCACTAGCTTCTTTAAAAGCATTGAACAATTGCATCTCTCTTTGTGACATCTCGATTATACTAGTCTTTAGATTCTTAACTAACTTTAGTTGATTATCTAAAAGAGCTTTGCCTTCCGGACTATTCTCAATATTAGCTCTTACTAAATTAAGAACTTCTGCTTGAACCATAGATTGAAGATTATTATAATTAGCTACATATTCTTCATTAGTAGAAAGCATACTTCTTTGTTCATTAGTAAGAGGTTCAATCTCTGCATCAATCAAGTCCCAAACACTTACTTTAGCAGTTTGTTGAGGACTAACTTGTTGCAAAGTTTGTTGTCCATTAGCAGCTTGTTGAATCTGTCTTTGCCTAGCTTCAATAAGTCGCTTCTGTTCTTCTAAATATTGGATTTGGTCTGTAAGACTTCCAGTATTTAATAGAGGGTCTGCTCCTCCCAGTATAACTTGATTAATAGGTAACATAACTTATTCTTTAGTTGATTAGTAATATTATGTAGCAGGAGTACTAGCAGTTTGAGTAAACCCGCACGGTAGACAACCATTGGCATTTCTACCAACAAGACCTGTTGTAGTAGGCTCATTAGGTAGACAAGTAACACCATAGATAACATTACAAGTCTTTTTATCGACATAATTGATACCTGCGGTGAACGCTCTCTCGATTTCGCACTGGATAAGTTTATCCTGATAAGGACGAATAGCAGCACTAACAGCAACTTGCGTTTTAAGTTCACTAATCTCTGCTTTGAGAGAATCGTAGTTATCACGGTTTCCCTTGTACAGCAAGAAGTCTGCATCAATCTGTGACTTATACAAACCGAACATTTCACCATCTATTACCTGACGGTCTTGGAAGCGTTGGTTCTGTTGAGTTAAAGCCCACTGATATAAACCACCCTGCAAAGCAAGAGTATCCTCACAAGATTTACTCCATGCTTGGAAAGCAGTAGGAGCACTAGCACTTCCCATTCCTGCACCAACTACATTAATGTTTGTAGAACCGTCTCCCATAAGACCTGCACCAGTTCCGAGAACACCAGCAGAACGACGATTACCAAATAAAGCCCAAGCTCCAAGAGCAGTACCGATAATACCAAGCGTAAGACCTGCATTAGCTTTACCGTTAACATCACGGCGACCATAACCGTCCATCCCTGCACCATTATAACCTTCGGGAACGACTTTAACTTTTTCAATTACTTGCATAATAAATAAGGTTTAGATTAATAAATTAAGAATATCTTATAGCAGCTACTATACACTCATAACAAAGAATAATATAAGAAGTTCGACCATTAATCTATTTTAGCTATAAATAATAATTTTATTAAAAGTTAGGTATTGTATGAACAAAATAAAAGCCCTACTTGTTATAAGCAGGGCTTAGAATTAAGCAATAAAAGTGATGTCACTCCTCTATGGGGGAATCTTCTATTACCTCATCTTCTTTAGGATTCCATTCAGGACTTGACAATAAAGTAGCAAGTGCTTTATTAGAATAAGTTTCATAAGGATATTCAATACTAATAATTTCCAATCCTTCTTCATCAGTAGTAACTATTCTAGTTACTTTTTCAGGAAACACCTTTTCATAATGTTGGCACTTCATTAATACTTTGTCTTTACTAACATTACTACGAGGAACTAAATTAAGTTCATCAATCTTTGCTGACTTCTCTTCATCTATATCAGCAACAGGAAATACAATGTAATCAATCATAATCTTTAAATATTAAATATTAAACTTAATGTATACATAACTACTGCAATTATAGCAAGTATTATATAAACTATCTTGAGTAGTTTATAAGGCATTATTTTCATTTATTCATTTTTTATAAATATTGGGTTATTTAAATCAATTATCTCGTCTCTTTCCATTAGATTCTTTAGGAAGTTAATCTGCAATAGTGGAATGGTTTTAGGATAGAGGATTAGTTTGTAGAATACCATATTAGCAAATCCTGCATTACCATCGCCAGCGATACATATTCCATTTGTATCTTGTCCACTTCCTCTAGTTATAACATTACCGTTATAATTTGTAGGAGTAATAAAAGATATATTTTCCGGTACTTTTCCTTCCATAATGTCAGTTCTTTTATAGAAAACAAAATTATATGCTTTATCCCATTCAAATAACAAAGCATTTCCATTGCCTCCTTCATACACTTTACTTCCTTTTATTAAAGGACAACCCTGATTTTTTAGCCATTTCCTTTTTATTATTGCTGTAAAATCATCAAGTGCAGGAATATTTTCATTCTTAGAATAATCATCTACTCCATCATATACTAGACCATTAGGATAAAGAGGAAGCATTTCAACTGTATATTCTTCATTATCAGAAAGTGAAGTATTATCAAATAAAACATTAATAAATAATATACTAGTAGCTTCGGGAATATCTGATACAGAAACAGAAGGAACTATTATAGTAGTACTTTCATTTGGAACTAGAGTAACTTCTTTAATATTATAATTATATCCGATACTTACATCATTATTCTTAGCAAATTTAACTTGAAATATTACATCAATAGGTTTGTTACATTTAACTTTAAAAGTTAATGGATTATCTAAACTTTTTAAAGTAGTATTTCTAAATCTCCAAAATGCTACATTAGGAACTTTCTTTAAAGTAATTAAATATCCATTTCTGTTTACAACCATTGAACTATCTTCTGCAAACCATTCAATAGTATTATCAAATTTAGCAAACTTATAACCTCCATAGCCTGACATCTTATCATAAGCATGATTATTATTAGTCAAATCATAATCACCTACGGCTACACCTCTTTGTTGAATAGTTGCTTTATCTGCATCAAGATTAGTTTTGCCATAAGCATCCCAGTAATAAGGAGGTAACTCTACCTTAGCTTCAATACCTACATACTCATTCAGCTCTTTAATCTTGTCGTCTGTTGAGATGTTGTCGAAGAGCATGAAGTCGTAGAGAGACATTTGAGAAAAGTAAATCTTATGAGTAGTATCACTACCAATAGTAGGCGATATAACTTCTTCTTTATTCGCCAATTGATTTATAATAGTTATACTATGCGTAATTTTATATAATTGAGGACAAACTATATTTTTATTTAAGATTCCATCAATATAAGTTTCTCCATCTGTGTTTCTACTATTATAAGCAATACTATTATTTGAATTAACATTTAAAATAGCAAAGGCATCTATTGAGCTTCCGTTTTTTCTTTGGTCATATAATAATCCTGTTCTATTTTGCCAATTCATCTTCATCAATACCTGCTTACCACCAACAATAGTAGGAATAGTAACAAAGTCGTCTACACCATCAAATTGGTATGAACCATCTTCATTAACTCCACTTCCTTCTGCATAAGCAGAATTGTTTATCTTACCATGATTACCGTGACCGGATATATCTGGGATATGACCTAATATCTTGTAACTAGAATTTGGAATACGTAGTAGTCTAGGTGATAGGATACATTTAGGTTCGTTATTATCAAGAAGCCAAGTTGCAGTAGTTCTAAATACCATTTGCTTTTCAACGATACTAGTACTGCTAGTAACAGCTTTACCATTTAAAGACAATCCACTAATAGAATATAAACCATTTAATAGATTACTTTCAGGGTCAGCAATACTACCTATTCTAGTAATATTAGAACCTACTTTGAACTTACCTCCCCAAGATACTTCATTACCATTCTCATCCTTGAATCTCAATAGAACTGGATACGGCTGCACAATGTCCTCGTATCTGATGTACTCGTCAATAGTAATATTTACTTCTTGTGGAGAGTCATAATTATATATTTGTCTAATATTATAAGCTGTATCGAGAACAGGACTTTTTGCATAATCAATATTCACTCCATTAAAAGTAAATGTTACAAGCTCATCTATGTCATTCTTTAGATATAAGTTAGCTCTAATATAAGTACCTTTCGGTATATAATCACCTATATTAATTAGCTTTTCGTACTCACGTAAGTGAAAAGTTAATTTATAATTATCGTAATTACTATTAATAACAGGATTGAACAAAACATAGTTTTCATCCTGTTCAATAGTTATGCTAATCTTTTGTGGAGACTTATCTATTACAAAAGGGAAACCATATTGCAATGTGACTTCACTATAAGCATTTTCAGGAATATCAATAGTTTTGCCATTAACAGTAAACTTAGTTATTCTATCGGCAATGTTATTCATCTTAATACTTACCCATATTTGACTATTTTCAGGAACATAATCTCCTGCATTTAGATAAGTACTAGTACCACGAATAACGAATGTTGGCTTAGCATCTAATAAAACGTTACTCTTTATAACAGGTCTAAACTCCACCATATCTGGATACAGCGTACCCAGCTTGTGCTTCTTTAGCTGACGCTCTATCAAGAACTCGGACATACTATATGGGAAGGACATGAGAGAGTAGATAGCTCCATAGAAATATCTATTATCTACTTCACGAACTTTTCCAAGAACCATAAAATCATTATCTTCTGCTGTACCAATACTCAAGGCTTTAGTATTATAATACTTACTTTGATAACGAATAATTCTTGTTATATCGTCGGATATATTACCATTAGCTTCTCCAAATGTATAACACGCTTTACCTCCGTTTTGGTCTTCTAAATTAAAAATAAAAGAACCATCTCCAACTTTAGAAGATTTAGAAAGAATAGATGCTCGACCTCCTGTAATTGGTTCTAAATAAAATCTTTCATAATCAGCAATAATAGTATAATCCTTGTAAATCGGCATTCCTGTCACCTTACCGAAGTCATTTACTCCGTCAAGGCAGAGAGCACCTGCGTGGGAAGGGATTTGGGTGATAGTTATTATGTTGGCTTCGTTCTTTACAACTTGAAATCCCGAAGTATTACTAGTTTGAGGTTTTGCAGTTCTGACATCAGATGGTAATGTATACTCTCCGTCTTTACCCATCGAATAAACATTACTTTGTCCGTTTGAATCATAATATCTATAAATCAGCTCTTGACCTTCTAATAAACCTTTTATTTGGATTTTAAAAGAAGGTATATCGGTACTATTGGTTAGTTCCGTGTTAGCAAATAATATCCATCCTGATAAGCCATTATAACTAAAACTAAAAGGAGAAGAAGTTATTTCTTTACTTCGAGTCCATATTCTTGTATCTGACAGGTCTGTTTCATACTTCCCAATGCCTGAATCCAATTTCCAACCAATATTGTTCAACTGAATATCCCTACCATTACCGGAAAAGTCAATCAGCTTATCGCCAAACTCTGCGTGGTTCTCGTTGGTGATTCCCTGCTTGATGGTATTACAAAGTATATCAGGGTTAAGAGTTCTATCTAGGTTGAAGTAGGCGATTACCTGATTGATTTGGTCGGTGGTTAGTACCTTGTTGGCGATGATTGTCCAGTACCAAGCTACTTGGTCTAGTTCATTTATCGTACCATTGTCTTCATATCCAATCACTGAAAACTTGGCTAAATTATTCCAAGATTTATTTTCAACAGTATAATCATTTTTATCTCCTAATATATTGTTTATTACAGAAACATTATTCCCTTTACAAGTATAACCGTATATTCCGGTTTTGCCATTATCGGTAACGTAATTTCTAAGATAATTCTGCCCAGTCCTAATTTGGTTAGTATATGCTTTTTCAGAACTGGAAGCTGGAGTTTGTACTAAATGAATCATACTCACCACTGTAATTTCATTACTTCCTCCCAACATCTCCTGTAAGTTCTTGGTGGAAGTAATCAGGTCGTCGATTCCGTCGGTGACGAATGCGCCTTCGAAAGAGGGGATTTGCTCGATTACAAGGTTAGACCAATCACCACTATTATTATTGATGTAAAAACCACTAGCAGATGATAGAGTAAATTCCGGAATAGTATAGACACCGTTATTGATTTTTACAGAAAATTTATCATCTGCACCATTATTATTATTCCCTATAAATACAAATTCTCTTGGTGCTCCTGATACTTTTACTTTAGTTTCTGAAATTAGCCCAGAAACATTTCTAAAAGTTAGCCATCCGCCCGGTAAATTAGGCTTTGTAGAAGTTAGCTTTGTAGAAGTAAAATTCATACTAGAATTTGATTTCCACTCCAAGAAATCCATTCCATACTTCCCAAACCCACTATTCAGCTTGAAAGCTGCGTTGCTGATTACAAAATCTCCACCTCTATCTTTTATTTTATTCTTGATAATGTTACGGTCAGTACTATCATTTGATTTACCATAGGCTGACCATACCCCTACAAGAGCGTCTTTAAGTTCAGGCGGGAAATATATCCCACCTGTAACTCTAGACTTAAATCCTATGGCATTGGCGTTACCAATACCAGTTATATTAGTACCCATATTGTAATGTATCAGCAACAGCGTTATTAACTTGTTTAACTAACTCAACATTCCAACCGGAATATAGAACAGTAGTAATAGGTTCTTCCATACCTGCAAGAACTACTTCTACTTGTATTGGGTCTTCGGTTATATTCTTTAATAGGAAAGGTTCTTTACCACCCATTCCATTAGGAATAGAAAACTCTGCAACAGCTTCAACTTTACCCATTATAGAAATCTGTAAACTATTAGCTGCATTAGCTCTGTTATAAATACGATTATCCATGATAATTACTTTTAAATGATTATTAATTGGTCTTTGTAACATTCCCCCGTAAAGAGATGTGATTACTGTTAATACTCACTCCTTTATGGGGGACGCTACAAGAAACTAAATTTTGTTTAATTATACAATACTATTATTAACTTTTTGTTATACCATACCTGTATCCCATCCACTAGGAACATTATTACCATTAGTAAGATTAGCCTTACGCATAGCATAGAATACGTTCGCTCTATTAACAGAGGATAGACTATTTAGCCAATTCCAAAATTCAGGAACACTACCAGTAGTAGAAGTCGCATTATAGAACACACCAGTAACATTAGTAAGTTGTTTATGTTTATTAGCATTAAACAATGTAGAACTAATCTTCTTAGGACTTCTACCTGACCAGTCTCCTTGGCTTTGTCCACTAGCAAAAGCATAACTAATATTCCTTAGATTAACATTCTTAGCGAATATATTATCGTCTACTTGTTGTGCTTGACTAGCAGTTGATTCAAATTGTGCGGCTAAGAACAAACAAGATATATCCTGTAAGTTAATACAATCAATTACAAATTCAACAGGCACAATAACATTAGCTGGAATTACACAGAAATAGAACATATAAGATATATTAGTTAATTTAGTTAATCCTGCGAACATTTCCTTAGAGAACATTTCACCAATATCTCCTGTGGAATTATTCCATTTATATGGAAGAATTAAAGGACAACGATGGAATGTCATTGATAAATCAGTAACATTACTAACTGGTTTAAATAAGTTAGTTGGAATACGACCACGAATACCATAGTTAAAGTAATCATATGTTGGGTCTCCATTAGGTCTACCACTACCACTAAACACACCGTTAATAACCATATTAGTTCCATTAGTACAATAATAGAATAAGTCAGGTGAACATAAATAATTCAATACTTTTCTATTAGCATGAACAGAACTAGGTGGAGCGATTGAAGAAGCAGCATCTTTAAATACATCGGGTATAACAGGAGAACAATTTATTGTTCCATTTGAAACATCTGTATAAAGACTACTGTTTAATATAATATCTTTAAGTCCACTAAGTCCATCATAAGCATATTCATTCCAAGCATATTCATATTTATCATAGTCTTTATTTATGATTACTCTGTGAATATCTCTATTATAGTTAATCATTGTCTGCTCTTCATCAAGATATTCTCTAGGGTCATAATTAGGATTAAGAATATACTTAACTGGATTATATTTTTCATTAGGTACTATAATATCTCCATAATTGCTTGACGTAAGATTACCATAATTCATAGTATAAGCCTGTGCTTCTGTACTTTGGAATCTTTCTAAGCAATAAGACATATCAACTATTGTCTTTCTAGGAAGAGTTCGTTGTTTACTATAAATAATCTCTACTGGCATTTCAGCACTTTCAATCCAATTACCGTCACTATCTATACCATAGTTCTCTGTAATATTCTGACTAGCTGCATCTACTTCATTCCAACCTTTATAGCTAACATTAGAAGTTTGTTCCATATAGAATAGTCCATAAGGAATAAAACCTTTCTTAACGAAGCTAGTTTCTATTTCAGAGAAACATCTATGAACATTAATTAGTTTACAATTAGAGAAGCCCTTACCAGTAAGCGAGTACTTACAATTCTTCATATCATAATATAGATATGATATATTAGTAAGATTGTAATTAGTCTTAAATGAATTAAGAGGAAGCTCAACTACTGTATTAGCAGGAAGAACTAAACCGGAGAAGAATCCCGGTATTTCAACAATTGCACTACAACCAGTAAATACATCATAAGGAAATACTTCATCACCTTCTTTAAGAAACTGTTTAGTAAAACCTTGGAAACTACCTAATGTAGATTGATTAATAGCTTGCTGTCCTGTTATATACTTCAATGAGTTTCTTAATCTACTGAACATTGAGTTGTGGATTGGGAAAATAACATTAGAACCTGAACCTAAACTAAATGAATCATAGATACCATACAAAGCTGTCGGAAATCTTACTTGTGTCTTATTCTTAACAGTACCACCAAATATATTATATAAAGAACCAGTAGAATTAACAAGTCCTTTAAATGAACTTTGAATATATTTAAGTTTAGTATTCTTATAGAATAAAGGACAATACTTTACTCCATCTTCTACATCTTCATCTGTTATTTGATTAAAGTGTATATTAGAATTATTAAACATAGTATTTAAATATTCTAAATCAGGAAGATTAGCAAGAAGTGTTCCACAATCAGCACTAACAAGATGCTCATCAATAGTACTATCACTAGGACAATTATTAATATTATCTACAAACTTAATAGTTCCAGTACTAAAACTACTTAGTCTTTTAAGTTTAGAAGGAACATTTCCTTTAAACTTAGCTAAGAAAGCAGGACTTGTATATCTAGTACCACCGAAATAAAATATACTATCCATAGCTTGTAAATCAACAAGAGGACTAAATAATCCATTATGTTCAGTAGAGCCATAATCATAAGTACTAGTTAATATTTTAAAGTCTTGTGCCTGTAATCCCCAAAATAGTGAGTTCATTGTAACTACTTTAGTACAATGATTAAACATGTCTCTATTAGGACTATCTAATAAATCCCATTTAACATTCTTAGCACTAGCAAAACAACTATCAAGAGTAGTAACATTATCACATTTATACAAGAAGTAATAAACATCATATATACTACAATTGGTAGCAGTAAACATACTAGTACAATTAGTAGTACCAATAGTAAAGTTAGTTCCTAAATCAGTATTATTATCCCAAGCAGTTTTTCCTTCTGTTGTACTAGTATCTGAACCAAACCATTCTCCATTATAATTAGGAGTAATACCTTCTACTTTTTCTTTAGGTTCGTGAATATAGAAGCTACCACATTGAGCAAATATAGAAGTACCATTAAGTTTAATATGTCCGAACACTCTTTTAAGATTAGAACAACCAACAAAGAAACTACCACCTACATTGAAAGGAGTATTTCTATTATTATCAAACTTAAAGTAATGCACACCTTTAGCATTTTGAACTGATAGACTAGTAAGATTAAGTTTACTAATATCGAATATCTTATTTTCTTTATAAGTAGGAATAGCAGCATTACCATATTGGATTGCTGATACCTGACTATTAGAAATATTAAGTATTCTAAGATTAGGTAAACTTGAAGCTACTTGAATATCATTAGGTGTATTAGTACTAGATACATTTAATTCTTTAATATTAGGAACACCTACTATATAAACAGTTAATGATTCATTAGTACATTGAGATACATTAATGATTTCAACATTATTACAATCGGATACATTAAATGTAGTTAAGTTAACGTTGTTAGTACAAATTATAGACTTTAAGTTAGGACACGAAGTAATTCTTATAGTATGTAAGTCTCCTAGATTACTAAGGTTTAATTCAGTAATCTTATCACAAGAATCAATAGTAACAGTTTTTAACCGTTTACAACCAGAGAAATCTAATCTATCCAAGAAAGGTTGATTAACTAAACTAATACCTTCAACAGCTGAATTAGTAATATTCAGTAATGCAAGAGAAGCATTAGGTAAAGATATAGAAGTTACAATAGAACTAGATATATTCAAATCTTTCAACTTGGTATACTTTTCTATATTAACCGTAAACGTACCTTGTCCAATGTTACCGCTCCAAAACTTAGTATTACTTAAATCAATATGTCTTACGTCAGAATAGCCTTCATCATTAACGAATACTGTTTCAAATGGAATAGGAGAATCACTAAAAGTATCAACAGAAGACAAGTCTAACTTAGAGAAACTAGGAAGTTTCATAGTAGACATAAATCGTTGGAATCTCATTCCGCCTAATCCTTCAATATCATTAATTTGAGGAGTATTATTAATAGTAATTTGTGTATTGAAAGAACTGATAGGAGATAATCTAATTTCAGTAGGTTTACCTTCTTCTAAGAAATATCTAGTATCAGTAGTATTACCAATATTAACCACAAATATTGCAGGACAATTAGACGTAATAATGAGTTTAGGATTAGTAGCTTCTGCACCACCTGCGGAAAATGTACCCTTATTATTATAAGGTTGAATATTAGCAGCATTGCTATACTTAAATACTCCGTCAAAGAACCAAACTCTCTTCTTCATCCAATCTCGAACATACTCAACACGAGTACCATGTAGAAATTCAATATTAGCATAAGAAGGTTGTCCACCTGATTCACCAACATAAGCAGTAAGATACTTAACATTATAATCATAATTAAACAGAAGCTCTCCACAATCTTTAGTTTGAGCTGCAAAGTAATTATCTATATAATCATTAATATCTTTACAAATAGTAGCATTGTTTCTCCATAAGTCCCAAAGAGTTTCAAGAGAACTATCGAATACTCCAGTATTAGCAAAGATAGTATCTCTTAATACATCCCACATACGAGAACTATAAGTATCATATCCACCGTCGGCAGCGTTTTTAGTAATAACTAATGAGTTAACATTATTATTATCATTATTACTAAATGTATCTAACCAAGCAGTTTTAGCAACAGATTCAAGAGCTACATTATCAAGACCATTACCAGTATCCATATCATAGAATCTGATAAACCACTTATTAGCCCCACCAACATCATAACAGACTAAAGTTAAGTTCTTACCTAATGAATCAACAAGCCCATACTTTACACACGTTAATAAGTAAGAGTAAGCATTCTTAATTGAGAACTTAGTATCAAGTTCAGCAGCAAGAGTAGACCAACTAGATTGTGCAGGATATTCGCCAGAAGTTTCTTTATAACCACCGGAAGTTTCATCCCAAATATATTTCTTAACTGTTGATGAAGTCATTTGAGCAAAGATAGAGAATAACTCTTGTAATGCTCTCCAAACATTATCGTCAGTAACAGGTGCACTAGGCTCTAGCCAATTACCACCATTATATTTAAATTCACCTACATGTTTGATAATAGATAAATCATCTTGCATAAACAATGCTAATGGTAGTGTCTTTTCTCCATCTACAATAACATTCGCATTTTCTCCAAACTCATAAGAATAAACTTTTCTTTGGTCTATGTTTCCGAATAGTTCATCTTGTGCATAAGTATGATAAGAAGTAACAAAAGCAGGAAGTTTATTATCAACATACTCACCTGCTGTATTCTTTATCTTAGTAGTAAAGTCTTTCATAAATCGGAATCCCATATTATAATAAGCTCCACGACCTAAGTTAAAACTATATATACCAAGCATAGTTTGAGTTTCTTCCCCATCAAACTGAATAAGAAGAATAATAGGAAAACCTTCAAGCGTTTGTTTGATAGTAACTTTATCTTTTACAGTTCTATCACGAGTATCTACTGGACGATGAGATTCAAGTTGTTCCATAGGCGGAGTTTTCTCAAATAAGAAATCCGAGTTATCATTAATCCATTTACCAATAGAAGCATTATTAGCATGAGCACTGTCAACAACGTCAGCTTTAAGCGTAAATTGTCTTTCAGGAAACCATGTCTCTCTAGGTTGGAATAGTTCGTAATCAAGATTACCACCATCATCATCTTTAAGCATTTTATCAAATCTTATCTCTAAGTTCTTAATAAGATTATTCAAAGTAGAAGTACCTTGCTTAGAAATAGAAACATCAGTAGTATATTCAGAACTAGACTTTCCCGAAGTTGGACTAAAGTAACTCATAGTACAACCACTATACCAATTATTATTCTGACCTCCAATCTCTTCAAATATAGCACGAGTAAAACCAGTATTAGCACAATTAATCAACATTATATCGACTGGTAATACTCTAGTAGTATCAGAGATAAGACTATTGAAATTGACACTTGCATAAGTTTGGTTAATATCGTCCCATAGAGTAGAATGAGGTTCTGAATCAGAAGTGGAGAAGAAGTTCTTTAACTTCATTCTATTGTATTCAGTAAAGTCTACACTACCATCAGATAAAAGAGTTGCTCTAGCTCTAGAGTTCATTGCATTAATAACAATTTCTTTATCATTAGCAGGAACACGGAACAACTTAATATCATAGAAGTTAACATCAGCAAAGTTTTGAATCTGTCCTGAATTACTAATATCGCAACCAAGATATATCTTAGAATTAGTCTTCCAAGTAAAGTCAGTCTTTATTTCACGAGCAGCATTAAGTATACCATTGATAAAGATACCGACAATCATCTTTCCTTGATTCTTATTAACTATAAAATCAACAGTATTAATAACGTTCTGTTGTATCTTACAACTAATAGTTTCTTTAATATTACCATCTGTATAAGACCAAATAATATCTTCAAGACCTACTTTAATACCTTCGGAGAATTGTTCGTCAGTATTGTAATCCCCTATAAAGAAGATTGTTCTATTTGAGAACGGATGAATATCTGACTTGAATGTACATGATAATCCAAATCCTTGTCTCGACCAGTTATTAAGAGTTGTTATATCATCTTTAAATGGTTGTACATCAATAACACCATAGGCTTCTCCTGATATACGTAACATAGATTGTCCATTCTCTGTTAAGAAGCCTGATAGTACTCCGTTTGTATTATATACATTAAGATTGGTTACAGCACCACTAGGAGTAATAGAACCAGGCGCAGTAAATGTTGGTTCATTACTAGTCCAAACTTTAGTAGTAGATACTTGAGGGAAACTTTCTTGACGAACGTGCCAACTAGCATATCTACTATTATTAGGATTTTGGTCTGCAATAAGAGCTTGGGAACTAGATACTACTTCACAAGCAAGAACTGTATCAGTTACAGGATCTCCTTTTTCAGACCAACAACGAAGTGTAATATTCCAATTACCAATAACATCTCCTTCTATTGGAATAGCGTAACTAAACACTTGTTGTTTACCGCGCTGAACATATTGATTATCATTATAGTTTCCTTCATCGAAGTAACCTATATCTTTAGTAATACCATTATGTTCGATTCTAATTGCATAATAAATAAGACTAACTCCTGCAAGATATGGAGTAAATGCAAAAGAAATATTACCGCTTTGAGAGAACTTAGTTCTTTCAACTCCTGCATCTACTTCTGCTTTACTAGTAATACCTTCTACTAGAACAACAAGATTAGCACCATCTTCCACAACTACACGATTCGTTACTTTATCAGATTGAACAGTAGCTTCATTCATTGAAGTAAATGCTTGTGCTTGTATAGTATAAGAACTACCTGCTATAATATTACCTAGTTCCCATAAGTTAACATTAACTTGTTTAGGAGCAGTAGAGGTTGTCTTACCTAATTCAATAGTTTTAGTAGCACCATTAGTCACATTTGTGACAACAAGATTAACATTTGAACCAATAATCTTACTAGTAATACTATAAGTAAAGAAGTAGTCAAGACCAACAGTAGCAGTATTACCTGATACAGTACTAGTAAGTTTAATACTAGCTTCTACTATATTAAGCAAATAAGATTCAGCAGAGAATCCGTCTGTATCACTAGCTGTGATTACAACAGAGTGATTACTGTTAGCAGAGAATTTATCTAGTTGCGGAATAGTAAGAACTCCAGGAGTATTAGTCCATGCTTCTTTACCTTCGATAATATTATTACCATCAAGAGTAACAGTAATAAAATATCTCTTATTATTCTTACTAGAAGTAATAAGATACTCTAACTTAATATTAGTAGTAACAGTAGAATAAAGATAATTAATATTACCTTCTTTTACTATATTACCATTAGTAAGAGTAACCTTATCACCAGTAGTTCCACCACCGCCACCGCTTCCGCCACCACCGTGTTCGGCAAGCCAAGCAATATATCCACCTTGCTTCTTTAGTTCTTGTTCATGACGAACAAGAACGTCATTAAGACTTTCGCCAGTTACTCCTTCTTCTGCTACTTCAGGGTCGATAAGACGAGGGTCTTCAACAATAATACCGGTAGCTTTTCCAGAAGAACTTATATCCCAATTACCAGTTTTAGGATTATACCTTTTAATATTATCTGCCATAATTAACCAATATTATAAGTTGGAAATTTCACATTAATTATATCATTACCATTATTAGTTTCTCCATTACCACCAACAACTCCATAAGTTGGATTCAACCCTTGAAGATTAACATTGTACTTACCGGAGTTATTAAATATATTAGATAACTTCTTAACAGTAACTTGTAAATTAGGGTAATAATGTAAATCATCTACTTTACCTGGCTTTAAGAAATACTTAATATAGAAAGGATAACGTTGACCTGCATTAACTTTAGCCGTAACATCGTCTCTACTATTAATAGTAATACTAGCAGGAAAGAAATACCTTAACCACGGAATATTAGGACTAGGAAGTTCTTTATTACTAGTATGTTTATATCCACTAGCCTGACACATAAGATATACAGGAGCAGTTATTTCTTCTACTAATTGAAATGTACACAAGTGTTTCAACATATCAAAGTTAGTATTATTTTCCCAAGATTTAGGGAAAGATTGCCCTTTTAACGCACCTTCGGCAGTTTCCGTATATAATTCATCAGAATTAAAATCCTTCTTTAAAACGTCCGCAGTAACCTGTATGATAGGCTTCATAGAGCTGTTTTCGTTCTCTAAAATCGGATAACTGCAACTGTAAGTATGTTTGTGTCCGCCAAGACATAAACGGTAATTGTGGGTCTGTAAGAACTTTGAGAACCAATAAGCGTTAGCTTTAGTGGTATTGAAATTCAATCTACTACCACTTCTCTCAACACTAGTGTTTTCTTCATTATTCCAATAAAATGAATTAATAAGATTTTGAGTAATAATAGTAAAAGGCATTTCATGACAATAAGCTATCTTAGCTTTAGCATTAATAGCTTTTGCATCATCTCTTTCACACCATTGTCTTATTAAGTCATACATTACTCCGGTAGTAGAAAGTCCATAAACACTTCGTTCAGTATTAGAACTTATCTCACTATTAACACATAAGAAATGGGTATGACCAACATCGAATGAATATAATGATTCAACGAATATTTCTTTTCCTTCAACAGTAAATACAGGAGGATTATCTTCATCCATTTCATAACAATAGAAGAAACGAATGTTAGTAGCATTAATTTTAGAATCATCTCCACCGTCACCAAGAACATATACATTAGCCGGAGTTAAATCATTGTTACCAACAGTTACCATTTCAGCAATATCGTATAGTGGTTCTCTTCCTGCTTCATAATCTAACCATTCATTAATACGATTACCATTCTGTGTCATATCGCCAGTATTAATCATAAAGTAGCACACAGATATGTTACTGTTTTCATATCTATTAAAGTCCTTCTTTATTTGTCCGGCAGTTATTCTCCATACATTATATTCATCCCAATTAAAGCCTTGTTGGTCGGAAGTCTGAACAAAGTTAAGAACTTCGCTCCCTGCATTTTCGCTCATAACTACAAATCTACGAATATCGCTCTTATAAGTTTCATCTCTACCTACATAATATTCGTAATAAATATTCTTATCCCTTGTATGAGTATCATATTGTTCTCCTAAATGAGTAAGTATTACTTTATGAGCAGTAAAAGGAGTACCATCAGTAGTTATTGCACGAATACGATTATAATATTTACGAACACCAGTCTCATTTTTAAATGATTCTACTTTAGTCCAATTAGTATAACTACCGTCACTTCTATATGCACGATACCATAAATACTCATCATAGTAACCTACTGACACCCAATTGAAACACCTACTAGCATCATCATTAGGTTCATTAGATTCATTAAAAGTATAACAAGCCTTTCTACCTAAAGTCATAGTAACCTTATTAGGTTTAGTATGGTCTAGTAAAGTCTTATTAAAGAATATATTCTTGTTCTCAAAGCTAGCACGTGGAGTATAAGAATCTACTCTAGGTATTATGTTTGCTTCGAGATTAACAAAGTACATATCATTAGCGTTATTTCTAGCACTAAGAGCTTTAGTAGCTTGCTTAACATTGTCCATAGTATAGTACTTAGTAAATAAGTACTTACTATCAAGATAACCATAAGCAGTATTTTCAGCAGCATCAACTTTATCAGCATCACCAGCATTTAAGATTTGAAGTCCAACTAAATCAATATAACCTTTAGATACCCTTATAGGGGAAGTCGTGTTATTATAAGGATTCGCAACAGAACTAGGTGACGTTCCCCAAGTCAAGAAAAACTTAGCTTTCTTATTATCAAACTTAATAAGATTACCATCACTAGCATACCATTCCATATCATAAGTCTCAACTTTAATACGAGTAGTATTAGTATTCATTACTGAACATTGAGCACCTCTAATTAAGAATGTCGAACCTGCTTTGATATTCCCCCATAAAGGAAGTACTTCCCAGTTTCCACCTTCTGTACCATACTGTAATGATAGTCCATTAAGAGACACATCTTTACCTGTAAGATTACTAAGTTCAACGAAGTTATGAGAGCATGGATTATAACTATATTCATCACTAGTAATACCACCACAATACAAAGAGTTAATATATAACTTTTGTAGATATAGAGTAGTTACATATATCCAACCAGTTCCGGGTTCTTCTTGTCCACCAGTAGGTTCTGCTTGTGGTGTATCTAACTCTTTCTTATATACTACTAGCTGTCCGTTATTATTAACCTTAACACGATATACTTGTCCATTAGGAGCAACGAAGCCAATAGTATCTAATTTATCTAATGCTTCATAATCAATACTGCCGCCACCACCTGAACTAGTACCAGTAAGATTAACAGGTTCTCCATTAATCTTAGTATATAAACGTTTTACATCAGTAGCAATTAGAAGTTCGTAATCTACAAAATTATTAAAGTTATCTTGGATTTCTTTAAGAGTACCATAATGCCCACGAACCGCTTTAGTATTTGGTTCATATTCATCTGTTTCAGGTTCAAGACTTTCACCAACAGCAGCAACTCTAATTGCTAATTGTCCAGTATTAGGGTCAATAGGAGTATATTCTTTTAATATAGACTTAGTAAAAGTATTACTAACATGACCGGGATTTATAATTAAATCTCTCTGATGGACAATAGTATCAAGATACTTTTGTATCACTTGAATAGATTGAATTATAGGAGCTAGCTTTTCATCTTCTTCAAGAGCTGCTCCTAATCCAGAAATATCTACCCAAAGAGCATTTGTATTAGCAGGAGGATTGTCTTGTATATAAACAGTTTGAACTGGTTCATTTCCACTACCTTGTTGCTTAACTACAAGATTCTTGTTTTCAATACCTCCATTAAACCAATACTCATTAATAATATTATTTTGTTTAATACCTACTGTAAGACCTACTGAACGTAATTCAGGAGGCAATTCTTTCAGAGCTTCTGCAATACTATTATAAGGTCCATACTTAGCATCAACATCAGGTAGAGGATTATAATTATCATCTACACTATTGTTAACAAGAAGCTGACCTATACTTATTCCTTTTCTCATATTATTTATTTCTACAAGTTATACGAATATCATCATCGAATATAGAAGGAGAATATAAGAAGAATACATTATAATGAATACCATCATAAATTCCACCTGGATTATTTGTCTTATAAGCACCTTCTTCTCCGTCCCAAAGAGTAGTAACAAGAGTAGTACCATATTCAGCTTTAACAAGAGTCATTAACTTATCAGGTATCAATAAATAATGGATTTTCTTTTTCTGTTTAATAATAAAAGTATTATTATTACTTCCCGTAATAGTTCTAGGAGTGTTACCTTCAATAGCCATGATATCATTAATAGACATTTTATCAAATACTTGCGGAGCAATATCCGTATGTCCATAATACATTACGTTCATAGCAGGAACAGAAACACATTCTACAATATAATCATTAGAGTAATAAGTCTCTCCATCTTGTCCTTCTACACTAGCTCTGAATATATAAACTTGTCCTACTTCTGCATTAAGAACTAATTCATTGAACTTAACAGGACTATTAACAGATAAACCTGAAGCTATTATATTTTCTCTTTCATTAATTACTTGATAAATAGTAAGAGTATCTTCAACTACATATTCTCTATTAGCTATGACAAAATTAGCTTCATTATATTTTATCTTTTGAGAACCAGTTATAGTAATAGGTATATTTAGTTCAAATATCATAAATACTGGTTTCTCATCAGTAGTATATTCATCACAACCGAATTGTAGAGAACTATTAATGTAATTAATAAGTAAATCTGCTTGCTTCCAATACCCTAGAGTATAAGCTGCACAAGCAGATTGAAACATATTCCAACAGTTAATTACTTGACGATTGATACCTTTACAAGTAGAAGTACAATCTTTAATCATATCTACTCCTAAGTCACTTAACTTAATAAGTAGTTTTTTATAAACACAATTATACTTACTTGGAACATCAAGATAAGTATACATTCCATCTTCGTTCTTTCTCATTGCATTACTATTAATTCGTTATACATTGCAATTAGATTTTGCTGTTGTTCTTCACTAAGTTTAGATTCTACATTAGACATATTACTAAGAATAACCATAGCATTATATCTACATATATCTTCATTAGTAAGAATGAATCCAATGTTGGAGAGGTGTACAACTTGTACACCTCTATCAACCAATTTGCTTTTTACATTATCGAAGTTTATGTCCATTACTTTAATGTATTATTTGTTATATAAGTTATGTAAGACTGAAACTTCAAGTTTATTTTATTATTAAAACTAGATATTTTATCTTCTTTACTAAGATTATCATTAAACACTATCTCTATTATAGACTTCTCTACTGATGGCATCCAATCCTTTTTCATATTATCACTAGCCTTTACTCCATTAATCTTATATAAAGCTAAGCTAGAGAATACACTGTAAAACTCTGCATTAACTATATTATGGATATTAGCAAGTATATTATCTTTATTAGTATGGATATGGTTATTAATAACAGTATTAGTAACGAACATTGTCAATCTCATTGCCGAAGCGAGCATAGAATCTTCTATTGCAGTCTTACATTTGTCCTTATCTTTATCTATGATATTCTTTGTAATATCAGTAATAAACGTTGAGACTTGTAGTAATGACTTAGATACTTCATCAAGAGTATTGCTAATAGAACTAACAAACTTTTCGCTTTCAGTCTTTTTCTTATTGTCCAACCACTTATATAGTAGTAGGAAAATAGAAATAGTTATCAAGGAACTCAAGCCTTGATTAAGAGCAGATTCGATAATTTCCTTCATCCCTATTTATGATTAAAGGGATTACTACTAATTTTAACATTAATAGCAACCCCTTTATTAAACTATTACGAGTTATATTTACAATATCTTCTTTAAGCTCCTGCTGCTGCTGCCGGAGTATTAACAGATGCAAATATTGTTTCAAGAGTAGCTATTTGAGCAGCTCCTGTCGGAATAGCAAGATGAATAATAGTTTTAACATTTTCGGTACTACCACTACGAAGGTCACGATGAGGATAGAAAGTTAGCGTAAATACTGTCCAACCACCTGCATTAGAGAACTCCGGCAAAGTATATAACTTACGAGCATCATTGCTAGTAGAATTAATACCTTCACCACCAATACAACGAATCTGTAATTCTTTAAGAGCAGCGTCATCATTAATTGGTTTCATAGCTTTTGTAGTAGTTACTTTTGCTCCAAATAATGAATCTCCTGCAATCAGATTCCATGCTTCATAATCAGTACCAGTTACGGTAATTTTAGCAGCAGCAACACTAGCAGTAAATCCTTCATTCTTACCAAGAGAATTAAGTTGAGTACTTAACTTCTTAGCAATAATAGCAGCAGTATCACCTTCACGAGCACGCTCACTAGCCGACCACTTATAACGTTCATTAAGAACAGTATGAGCTTTAGCCATAGTTAACGTATAATCCTTTCCTTTTACGGGGGTAGGAACAGTAATTTCCGCACTAAATTTAGTTCCGGCAGCATAGACACTCTTAACATAAGAGAAACGTCTAGTATCAATATCAGATACAATATTGGTATACTTGCTCTTATTAGCAAATGCTCCACCACCAACAAACAAGGTAAACATCGGAATGTTCTTAGTAAGAGCTTTCGAGATGATTGCACCTTCGTTGTCGTAAAGAGCAACAGCACCCTCTGTAATACCTGATGCATTAACAGCAGCTAGAGTAGCGGGAGTAGTAGCTAATGCAACATTACCTGCAAACAACAGTCTTTCCATTTTATTCTAATTTAGATAATTCGTTTGAAACTTTCTCATAACTATTATTATTAGAGATAGCATTAAAGGTATTAACAGCTCTCTTAATAACTTCGTGCATAGCAACATCTGATAGTTCATTCGTAGTATTAGTCGCAATACTAATTAGAGTAGGATACTTAATATAATTAACTAATAACTTATCTATTTCAAATGTTGCAATTACTTCAATATTAGATTCAGTCTTATAACATATAGGACTTATAACAATAGACTTTGAATGATAATCGTTCATCGTCTCACTCACTAAGTCTAAGTCTATCAATCTACAACGATAAGACTTATCCCCCTTAAAGGAGTAGACAGATGTATAGAACATGGGTGTTGGATAGTTGTTTAACTCTATCTTATAACCAGTACCAAACATTATATCTCCTTGTTCAGCTTCAATCTTAATACTAGTATGAAGAGGATTAAGTTCTGTTAATCTTATAACGTTATCAGAGATACCATCGAGTTCACGATTACCTTTACGAGAGAAAACATCTTTCACATATTCGATAGTCTCTAAATTGATTATTTCGTCTACTTGTTCGGGAAGTATTGCTCGCACAGTTTTCATGCCCATTTGTTGAGCTAGAAGCATGAACTCGTTATGTATCTCTGCTACTTTCATAATAAATAGTTATTATAATTTTAGTTTAGTTTCAAGTGCTCTTTTATAATCAGCATTTTCGGGATTACTGAAATAAGCCAACGCTTCTTTCATGTTAGCTCCGATAAATCCACCTTCGGGAGTAAGAACAGTCTGATTAACATCAGAACGAACTAGCTCACCTTTGGCAATAGCTTCTTCAATGAACGCTTGAAGCTCAATTTGTGAATTGTTAAACAGTTTGTTGAATTTCTCCGGCTCTTTAATTGCAAAGTCATCAAGCATCTTTTCTTGGATAGTTCTATCAAGTAACAAGTTAGATAATACATCTTTTTTGTTACTAGCAGAATAACATACGAAAATAGCTTTGAACTTAGCATCGTTATCAATAGCATCAAGATAATTACGTCTTGCTTTGTTAGCTTGAATACGATTACGTTTAAGACGATTATTTTCTCGTTGTTCATCTTTAATATAGAATTTAACACGAGGGTCGAAGCTAATAATAGCTACGTCTTTAGCGACAATAGGATAAAGTAAACAATGACGATATGCTAAGTAATCATCTACTTTAATAGGATGTCCGTATTGATAACGAGTTGCTTCAAGAGCATTAATCTTAGTTACATATTTAGCAATAGCATCTTTCAACTGTTTAGGATTAGACTTTTCAGCATTATCATATTCTTCGATAATCTCTGTTTCATCTATCTTATAGTTCAGATAATCTCTTTTCTTATTCCATTGGAAAGAACAATTAAGTTTCTTTCCTTCACCATCAACAGGAATAGATATGCTATTGAACCAACGTTGAACACGAGTAATATATTCCTGTGAATTAACAGAACAACCAACAAGAGAAGGCATATACGCTTCCATTTCTTTATAGTTGCTAGTTAAGATTCTAGCTGAATTAATACTACCACCAATGCTATCGTGACGGTCAACGATATATCTAGCATTAACTTGACGATAAACAGAATTAATAGTAATATCAGTAGCAAGAGCTATTGTAATATATCTTTCTTCTAAGAAGTCTCTATCTAAACCATCTTCTTTTTTAAGAAGTTGTTCATAGGTTTCTCTAGGAGTTTCCGGAGCTTTAGCCTGTGTAGTAGCACTAGGGCTATTAGTTGGATTATTTAGACTACTGCCGAATGTTCCGGCTTTTGGTGCTTGTCCTTCCATTATAATTTCAATTTTAATTGTTTAACTTAGAGTACGCACTCCAACATGAACATCTTCTCTTGTCTATCTACTTGCAGACCACGAGACATTTTAACTTCATATTGAGACTTATCAATATCCGTAGATATAGAATTGCTAGGAACAGAACCCCAAGACGGTGGAATAGGAGTAAGACCTTTCAATACACCAACAAGGTAAGACTGACCTTTCATACGTACCATACGAACATTACGATTTCCGTTATATACAGAGTTGTCAATGAACATCAGTTTGTGAGATGTCATAGGCAAACCAGTACGAGGATGAATAAGTCCATTAGCTTTTGCTGTTTCAGCAATAGGAGATTTATCCAAGAAAGGAAGATGAATACAAGTAACAGTATGTCCGTCAATAGTTTTATATTTACGGAAGTATTTACCATAAGTAAGACCACCACCTTCTTCACCAATCATTTTCTCTCCAAGAGGAGTAATAAATCCTTCGGACTTAACATCTTCACGGATAGCCATATCGAAATCTTCGATACCACCTTTACCTGCATACAGAGTAATCTCCATAGAACCAGTATCAGTATCCTTATCAACTACGTCACCAATAGTTCTTTTTAGCTTGCTAAGAGGCAAGTATTCACCATAAGTATCATAGTTAGACTCTTCGAGGATTTCAAACATACCAGCAGTTTCGGGAATTGGTTGGTCATTATCCCAATCCTTCATATCAATAGTACCATTAACAGTACGATTGTAACGAGATGTCCATAAGTCAATCTCATTAGAGATACGCATCTGAACATCGAACTGACGCATTTCTTCGTTAATCCAACGAGTGTCAGTACCACCACCTTTAGTCTTGAAAGCATAGCTAACAATAACATTACTAATGTTACCTGCAATTTCCTTGCTATAACGCTTGAATCCTAGCTGGGATTTCATAACACCAGGTCCCATTACATTAGTCTTGTTACCCTTAGAATAAGATTCAGGAATAGACGGAGCTAACATACACCAATACTTACCTTTTTCAAGATTAGCAGGGTCAACATAAGCACTTTTATCAGGATTCTTTAGCTGCAAAGAATACAGATGTCCACCATGACTACCAGCACCATGGTCTCGCATTACACGAACAGCAGTTTTACCATCAGGAGCAAGCAAACCATACTGTTCAATAATAAGACCAGTAGCAAACTCAACCTTAATAGGTTTACCACCAATACCAGGAGTAGTATCACCAGTGTCAGACCAAACAATATAATCATTGAATCTCTGACGACCCATTGTCTTCCAAGTCCACTCAACAGTAGTAATATCACGAACACCAGCAGCACCTTGTCCTTCTGTAAGGAAAGTTAGCGGGAATCGGTCATCTTCCATACCATAAGTGTAAGTCAGGAAGTTGTTAATCTCTTCCGGTTTTTGAATCATTAAGGCAGCAAGAGATTGCTCATTAGAGTAACCTCTATCATCATATCTACCTCTTTCGACTTCTCTTAATCTGTACATATTTGTTTTAATTTAGTTAGTTCAAGACTAGTTGGTCATTATCAACTGTCTTAGAATTATTACCTTTACTATTGATAATAACAGTCCTTTTACCAGTAGTTTGTGCTGCGGTAGTTCTAATAGATAGAACTTTCTGCTTATTAACAGCCATACCGACAAGACTAGCATAATCGCCACCAGTAAACCTAAGAAATGCTTTAAGTAAATCATCCTGCATACGAGCATTAGAATCAACTTTAGCTTCGTCTAACATATAGGCTGTATTACCTTCATTGTCAACAGGAGTAGACACATACTTCAAGAAGTCTTTGCGACTAAGCATTACTTTCTTTCCGTCTTTGTTACACTGAATTTGTTCAGGAATACTATAACCTAATAGTTCGCCTTTACTAATAGTCTTTTCTACATTATCCCAATATGCTTTCTCTTCGGCAGCAGCAGCAGCTTCTTTAGCTTCTACTTGTGCTTTCTGTTCAGCAAGTCGAGATTCATAAATGCTATCAACAGCTTCTTTAGATTCAACAGCAGTATCATAAAGAATACCGGCGTTCTTACAATAGTCAATGAATTTATTTACATCTCCTTTTTTACAACTAAGTTTCCATTCTTCACGAATGAAAGTAGCTTGTTGTTCTTCGTTATCTTTACTAACAGTAATCTGACTTCTATCAGGAATTTCTACGAAGTCGTCAAGAGTACCGTTAAGTTTAAGATGATTAATAACTTGTTCTACTTGCGGATAAGTTTCAAACAGATTATTAAGAGCAGCAGTTTGAGCTTCTGCAATTCTATTCTGAATTACTGTATCAACATAAGCAGCAATACCTTCTGTATTATTATCGAATACAATAGGATTACCATTCTCATCTTTAAAGTCAGAACCGAAACGAGTTTGTAATTGTTCAAGAACACTTGGTTCAGAACCATTTTGAGATATAAGTTCAGCAAGTTCAGCAGCAGTACGAAATATAGTTCCATCGGCAGCAAGAGCATTACCGTTAGCATCAATAGTATAATCTACACCATCAACATTTACAGTATCACCTTCTGATAATACCACTTCTTCCCCCGTAGAGGAGCTTCCTTGCTGTCCTTCTCCTTGTCCCTGTTGTCCTTCTTGGTTTTCACCACCATTATCAACAGTACCAGTATTAGCACCTTCGCCTTGTCCTTGTTGTCCTTCTTGTCCAGCACCTTGTTGTCCCTGTCCGGCAGGATTGCCGTTAGCACCAGAGCCAGTACCTTGACCTCCAGTATTAGCAGTATCGCCAGTATCAATACTACCAGTACTTAAATCTAAATCGTTATTACTACTAAAAGTTCCCATAATAAATATGTTTTGATTATTACTTTCACTCAAATGTAATCTAATAATATGAGAAAGCAAACTCTTACTAGTCTGAATACTCTTATTATTAGGTTTAGAATTGCCCGTATTTGTATTTAAGTATTACTAGAGTTAATCTTATCAGCAGAAACTTTGCGTTCGATACAGGGCAAAAGAATGAGCCATTTTAAGACCCGTCACGGCATTTTAATGCTTTCCTTTACAGTTCATCCATTCGATAGGGTAAATGCAACAGAGGCAAAGGAAACGCTATCTACGTCGATTTTATGGGTACGAAAAACCCTACGGAAAGTTCCGTAGGGCATGTCTGAATCATAGAGAATGGTATATAGCTAATTATAACTTAGTATTCACTTCTTAGTAGAACTAGATTTAGACTTAGAACTATCATATCTATTCTTATTCTCTTTAGCTATCTTTAGTTCATTATCTCTATCTAACGCAGAGTTAATCATATCTAAATCCTTAGCTCGTTTCTTTTCATTTAGTTCAGCTTGTTTCAATGATAGTTCAGCAGAATTATCTTGTGGAGCAGTTTGCACAGGTTGATTAGCTAAAGCAGCCATAGCAGCTTCTGTATCCATTCCTTTAGCAAGTAAATCATAATAACCTTTGATTTCTGCTAGTCTAGCGTCTTGTTCTCCCTTAGCAGCTATCTGTTCAAGAACAGCTTTATTCTTAGTTTCTTCTAACTGTTGGTCTAACTGTCTAAGTGATTCTTCGTTCTTCTGACGAATCTCTTGATAACGGTTAATAGCTAGTTTAAGACTAGATATATTACCGGAAGTAATAGCAGCAACAGCAGACATTAAATCCCCATTCTGACTAGCATTGAAAGCCCACTCTTTAAGTTGTTCAAATTTCTCTGTTTCTCTATCAGAGTTTTTAGCTTTGATTACATATTGTCCAAGAGTATGATTATTTACATTAAGAGAGACATATTGCTTTCTATCTGACTTATCATAGTAAGAAGTATCTAATCCATCTATCCAAGCTAACTTGGAATTATTTAAATCTATTAGATATTCGTCCTCACGGAACTTATCGAACATATAGTTAATAATAACTGTACCCATTGAACCACGAATAATAGCTTCTTCTGTTGTACCTTTACCAGCACTAGTTACTATTTGTCCATAACGTTGTGGTGTCATATCTACCATTTCACGAGCACTAGCTTTAATAGATTCAATAAGATTAGATATTTCAGTAATATAACCGGAGATATTGGCATCAAGCATTTTAATAGATTGTGCTTTAGTACTATTAATATCTTCTGCATCATCATAAGGAAATATCCCCTCTGCTGCTATATTATAAATAGCTTCTTCTGCATCTTCTCCAAATAAAGATTTAGCTGCAACAAGAATAAACATCTTGTTCTTAGCTATCATCATCTCTCTATGATAAGAGAAGATATTGATTAATATTTGAAATGGAGTAAGTATTTCTACAATAGAGAATCTTCCCATTTGAGGAAGTACTTCTTGAAGTCCACAATACTGCAATCTAACATCATCATCTAATTGGAAAGGAATAGGTTTAGCACCACCTGGATATATACCAAAGCGTTGACCTCCTATACGATAACCTTCGTAAACTTGTGGTTTATATACAGAAGTTATCTCAATATGTCCGAGTTCAGGATTAAATTCAAAATCATCAGGAACAATCATTTCATCAACTAATCCTACCTCATTAACATATTTCAATATCTTAACTTGTGTATAACCTCTCCAATTAACATGCCATACTTCAAGTAGTTCTCCGTTCTTTAATCTTAAATCATAACCATCAGAAGGAAATATCTCTCTATTATCATTCTCATAGTTTTTACACTTTTCAGGGAAATAATAAGTATAAGCATTAAGACTAAGTGTACGAGTAGCACCAACTGTGCTAGGATTATAATACTTAGTTATAAACTCTAGTTCTTCATCTGATAATTCATCGGAGAATTGGTCTATTACTTGATTGTAACTCATTAACATTCTACGAGCTACAATATCATACTTAGATACCATTTGTTCTCCATTAGGAACAGGAAACATATCAGTAGTTGGAACCCACTCTTTAACTAGTTTTTTACCACGAACAGTATGAAAACTATAAACTTCCCCTGTAACGATATAGTTAAAGTACTCAACTGGAATTATTGTCTCATTATTAAGAACATCATCAATAACTTCTAATAGTTGTTGAGCTTGTGAACTTATTTCATCTATATAATTATCAATAAAGTTCTTTTCAAACTCTTCTGCATCAGCTGCTAATTGTTCAGGGTCAACCTCTTGTATTGGTTGTCCTTGAGCTTCTAGTTGAGCATTTTCAGCTTGTTGCTGCTGTATTCTCCTTTGAAGTTCTTGTTGAAATGCTAACATAGCTCGCTTAACTATATCTTCTCGAATAGCAGCATCACGAGCCATAATGATTTCAGGATTATTAGCACCAACAATAAATTCATGTTGAGATTTAACGTATTCTGATAAATAACGACGAACTACATCATTAATAATATCAAGATTCCTTAGAGTAGCAGGAAATCTTTTAAAGTTTTCCTTCGTAGCATTATAAGGGTTAAGTGTTTTACGATAGAACTCGTCAGGCATTTCTCCATGAAGTATTTCAAGAAGCTGTTCCGTCTTAGTTCTATCATTACACGCTAGTCCGGCAGCAATACAATAATCTATTGTTCTACCAGCCCAGTATTCATCCTTTTCAGAATTAGGGACACGTTGTTTAGGCATGTCCCCAAGTCGAGCATTTAGCTTAGCATCAATCATAACAATTCGCTTAGTTTAATAAGTATATTAATGTACCAATTAATAGCACCCGTACTTATTACTATAACTAGCATTAATACGAATCCTATCATTCCGCCAAGCAATGTAGCTAAAATATCCAAGAAATCAAACTTACCGCCATACATTTTATCTTTAAATTCCATGCCTACGGCTAAGCCTACTACTAACATTATTCCTAGTAATCCACATGGGATTGCGTAGAGGAAATGTTTTAACCTGTTGCTTTCTGTTAACCAACTCATAATTAATAACGTTTACGATTCCAAAAGTTTTCTTTCTCTGTTTGCACTCTCTGTCTATGTTCAAGCTGCTTTTTAGCAAACTTATCATTAGCAGCCCATTCAATACCACGAACAATCATTTCAGATACACGGTCAAAGTTACCAGTATTAGACCATTTCTTTAACTCTAGTATAGACTGATAATCATATATAGTATGAAGAACAAGCATATCACGACCGTCCTCGAACTTCCCTATGGGGGAATATAACATTTCCTTTAACATTCGGAGACCATCAAGTTTAACTGTTTCACTACTAATATCATAACCAATAGTATTAATCTTCTTAGTATTAATATTAGTATCCCATAAATGAACTGGGTGATAACCTAAGTATCTAATAGCTTTCCACTTCTTAAAATTACTAACTGTTTCACCACGGTTAATCTCGACATTAGTTGTACCAAGACAATTATAAGTAACTGCAAAATAATAACAGATTCTATCTGCTTTCTCTAGTTCATCAGGACGACCATAATACACAGCACATAATCTAGGACGATAACCATTATATATACAAGGATTCATCCAAACTTTAATACTATTATGTGAATGTTTATTAGTAAGTTCTTTCTTATCTTTATCAATACCAACAGGGTCATAACTAATACTATATATTCCCGGTGGAGTACCTTTAGTTAGCTGACCTGTCTTTTTATCTATGTATTCTACTTTAATTGGATTAAACCATTTACGAATACAACCTTCAGGGTCTTCATTAGAGTGACGAGGAACATTCTTAATATAATCAAAGTAATCCTTCTTAAATACACCACCAGTAGCAGCAATACGTTCATTAGGAATAAACTCGAAGTTATCCGAATCATATTCTACAAACTTACCATCTATATAGAAGTTATATTTATTAGACATTTTTAGTTCTTGCTCCCATTCATCTAATATCTCACTACTAAATATATTCTCACTTACAGAACTAAATGATTCACTAGGCATATTAGCATACTGTCCACAATAACTAATAAACTTAGCGAATGATTTACTCTTAGCTTTTTCAGCAGCACGTTCTTCTTCTGCTATTTGAAAACCAAGAGCTATATCAGAATTACCATCATCATCAAGAGAAGTAAGAGTAGCGATTTGATTATCATCGCCAATCTTATAACCTTCAAGTCCCCAACAATAAGGTTTAAAGTAACCACATACTTCTGCTCTACTATCTTTATCCCATACATTTTCAAATGCCATAAAGTTTCTACCTCTAGGGTCATAAAAGTTTTGCTCAAATGTTACCCAACCTGCATTAGCTTTACCAGCAGTACCCCAAGCATTAAGAAAACCAGTAGTAACAGAACCAGTCTTTAGAGTAGGTTCAGTTACATCCATGAAATCATCGAAGTTCTCAAACTCTGACATTTCCTCACACTTGATTTCTCCGGCATCTTTACCAACAGCAGCAGAAGGATTGTTCTTAGTAGATACAGATATACAAGCACTATTCCAACTGTTATCATCTATAATAGCTGTACTAGGGTCTTTATAACCTAAGATAAAATCACTAGCATCAATCTTAGCTATACCTCTAGCAAAAGGAGTATTAGATTCATAGAAGATAATTTGCTTCTTCATAAAGTCAGATAGACCTCCTGATTGAACCAAAAACTTATTATCACTAGCCGCATGAATAACAGCACGGTTAGGAGTAAGATTGATAAAGTTAGCAGAACCAATAGCTTCCATATAACTAAATCCACCACGTCTTGTCTTATCATTGATAAGAAACATACCATTTTCTCGACAGAACTGTTTGATTAAGAAGTACCACCACTGGCAATCAATAAATCTAGGAAATCCTCTTATCTTACGACCAGTAACCTTACCTTCTTCTACTCGAAGTGTTTTAGTATCTAGTTTAAGAATACGACCATAATTAATAAAATTATAATGTTCACCAGTAATATAGACATCTTCTATCTCACCAGTTCTAGTATCCATAAGACAAGGAGCTTTAAAACCAACAAGTCTACGTAGAGTTTCCTGTTTACGAAAGTTTATATGAGGCATACTATCTACTGCAAACTTAGTATAAACTCCTTCTTTTTCATAAGTAATAGCAGCAGGACGTAGAAGGTCTGTATTAACAAAACGCTTATGTGGGTCAATATTCATTAAGAATCCTCCGCTTTCTCCTATTAAGAAATGGTCGAATGGGTCTTTATATCCACAGTCTCTTGCGTGCTTATATTTCTTTCCTTTATCTTCTTCATTATAATAAATGAAGAATGGATATTCACTAAGTTCCATACTTACAATTAGTTATTTTAATAGTATAACAACAAGAATAGCTAGCACACCTGTACTAGCTATGAATCCATTACGTTGTTTCTTATACTTTTTAGACTTATTATATTCCTTATTAAGATTAACAATAGCTTGATTACCTACTATTGTTATTCTCTTTATTTCTTCACGTTGCTTAGATATAATAGAATCCTGCAAGTAGCTATCTCTAACTTTAAGTTCGTATAACTTCTTGTAGGATTCATATTGACTTTTATACTCTTCTGAAAGTATTAACTTTGCATTGGCTATTCTTAATACTTCTTTATCTAGGCGTCGCTTCGCTCCGCCATCCCCCGTAAAGGAGTAGGATTGCTGTAAACTATCTACCTTCGTCTCCAACCTTTGGATTCTCAACTCCGATTGGTTTTGACACAAGATATATGAAGCGTTCGAGAATAGCAATACTATCAGTATCACTAATTGCTTTATCAAATTCTTTCTCATACTGATTAGTATTATTAAGAGTATTGAGAATAGAATCTATTACTAGTTGTAAACTATCTCTTTTTGTTTTTATTTCCTGATATATAGTATCAGGAACGATAAGTGGGACTTCTACATTTTCCTTATTAAAAACAAAATTGTTTAATACTCCAATTATAACAAATGGGATTACTACTATTAATAGTCCTATTCCAATACTCTTTAGTTTCATATTATTAAGTCTTTTTCTTCTAACAACGTGTAAGTAAATACATCGCCCCACAAAGGAATTGCTAAGTTAACTATATTCATAAGTTCTCTGAAATCCATACTTCTAGCTAGAACTTGACAGCCAGCAGACCAACCGTCAACAACAACACTTGATTCTCCTGCTTTATGAATATTAATACCGAACATTCCTTCTTCTATTGTTGATTCATCACAATAAAGATAGAAATCTTTATTAGCATCACGGAATACTTTAACAGGTTTATGTTGAACAAGAGCAAGATATTGTCCCTTATGATAACCTTTCTTAAAACAACCACGATACTGACCAGGAACTAGAATTGCACAACCTTTAATATTAACAGGATTAGTAAGACTTTTATAACCAGGGTCAGTAGTACAAGGATATATAGGAGTATATCTCTTACCATTAGCTGTCCAATAATCAATTATAAAAACATCATTGAACTCATTACCATGTTCTTTGGAACGAACACCAATAAGATTAAGATTATACTTACCTTTATCAAAGTAAGAATAACCTTTATTCTCTAGTGTCTTTCTCCAATCAACAGTACGACACCTATCTATTAATAAATTATTATATTTAGACATGATATTACATTTATATTATACAAATAAATTCATTTGTTGTTTCTGACTTCCATTAACAGTTTGATAACGGATATTAAGCATAGTATCTATTTCAGGTTCTAATCTAGGTATCTTATACCACTTAGCTGTTTCACTTTTACTTTCATCAATATGAAAACCGTCTTTAAATCTTTGAGGTCTACCATATTGGTTAAGAACAAACGGAACTTCAATATGACAAAGAGCTAAACCGCGACAAGGCAAACCAGTAATAAGATGAACCATTTTAGCATATAGATTTAATTGTAAAGCATAAGTAGTACCATTACAATTAGGTAAACCACAAAACGGTGGAAGTAGAACATCTTCTGGTTTATGAATCCATTCATCTGTTTCTTGTACTGGACGAACAGTTTTATCTTTCTTGTAATATCCTGCTTGAAATCTAAGACCTGTACGATTAGTTTTCCAATCAAGAATAACAAAGCCATCTTCTCTTATAGGTAATATATCAATAGTACCACTAAGAAGATACTTAGGAAGAAATGCTCCTATCTCTGAATATATCTTATAATCTCGTTCAGTATAGAACTTAAATACTTTATATATTTCAGGATATTTATTTTCAGTATGTTCAATGAAAGCATCAACATCGAGAAGTCTTACATGACTATCAACAACATCTAAATCAGCAACAGTAACCATTTGTTTACTTTCTTGTTTATTCAGATATTTAATAGCATTGAAGAATTTACTATTCTGACGAATACCATCTTCAAAACTATTATGATAGACATTACCCATATCACAGGCTTTATCTCGTATGGTATCCCATTGATTCTTTATATCTTTAATAGAAGTATTTTCTTCTTTAGCCTTATATTTAGCCCAATAATTAGAATCAAACTTAGGAACATACGAATGAATAATAGTAGTGGCACTAATATAAGAATTACCACAATTATCAGTATACTTATGAGTAGGCTCATCAAAGTATAACTTAGTTTGCTTATATTCAGGTTTAACCGGTATCATTTTGTACTTTCGTATTTCCCCCGTAAAGGAGTGTTAACAATACTATCGCTTACCAATCCTAGCTCTCTCTTTTGAGCTTCTACTTGAGCTTCTAAATCACTAGCATCTTTAGCAGACATAGAACTAGTAACTACTTTACCACCACGAGCTTTCTTCTGTTCTATTTCAAGAGCAGCAGCTTGTTTAGCTTCACCTAAAGATTTAATCTGATTAGGAATGATATTAATAATACCATTTAGCTTAGTTATCAAATCAATAACTGGCAAAGTATCTTCGGCTTGTATACCTGCATTAAGTTTATTAGTAAGTTGCTCACTAAGTATATTAGCTGCACGAGAACTATTATGAACTGCTCTAAGAATAGTTTCAAGAGCTTCGCCTGCAACGCCCATCTTATCTTCATGATATCTATCAACAAGACGAAGAATAAGAGCATCTGGTTGCCAATCATTAGGAAGAGCGTAATTAGCTCTAGCAGATGCTAAGGCTTCGGGACGACTATATCCCATTTGATTAGGTGGAGACTTAGGGTCAGCTAGATAAAAAATAACTCCGGCTTCTTTAAGATACCGAAGTTTATCTTCACTAGTATCACGAAGATATAACTCTCTTACATCTTTATCCTGTATCTGATAAACGTTAGGAGCAAAGGGATAACCTTGCTCGTCAACGCTAATCATACCTGTTAAATCCAAAGGGGCAATCTTCGTAATCATAACCTTTATTATTTCTTAGTTCAATATAGTAATCAGAATCATTAACTGGCTTCATCTTACTAAAGAAGTACATATATAATTTAAAAGACCTCTCATCTTGATTAAACTCTCTAAGTTTCCTTGCGGCTAACTTACGATTAAGTCTAACAGTTCGAGATATTATCGAAGTTCTACTTCTAAATTTACTACGTTGAGCCATTCGAGTAGCAACTAAGCTCTTTTTAAATTTCCAATATTCTTCATTAGTAAGTTCTTGCCTTTTAGCCTTCATTACAGGATGATGTTCTATTGCATCTAACTTGGCTTCATTAACAATAAATCCACCAATAAAAGGAATTGAAACTCGTTGTAGACTTTTAATCCTATCAATAATTTGGTCTTCGATATTATCTATAATATCATCTATTATTTCAGCTTCAAGAGGTGTAACACCTAATAAACTAATAATATCAGGACGAGTTACTAATAACTCCTTTTTCTCTTTTAAATCAATAGAAGGCATCTAGTTTATACATTTAGTAAATTAGTAGCTACTATAAACTTTTGAGGTTTACCACTAGGAATAAGACCTTCGACAGAGTTCTGACCTTGAATATCAGTAAGACGGACAATCTTATAGCCAATACAAACTACTGTTTCGGCAATAGTAGTAATCAACTTACCATTATCTCCTTTCTTTTCAGTAGTAACAGGATTCACTTCTGTACCAAGTAAACTAATAACAGAACCACTTCCAACTTTACGGAATATCTCACCACGAGCAATACTAAGATTTAAGTCTTGGTCGCCACGAATAAATTCAGCAAGATTATAAGGAGTAAGTTCGTTACTGCGAGGATTACAATCTATGCCAGTAAATACATCAGACGGAGCAACATATAAGAAACGATTAAGCATAGCTCTATCTTCTTCCTTAACATCATCAGCATAGTTAGTCTTAACTAATATAAATCTAGTACTACCAGTACCCTTTAAATCAGGATTGATAATCTCACGAAGTTTAGCAGTCTGAATAATAGCGACAATACCAAAATGCTTAAACGGAGTTATATCTTTAACTCGGTCAGAAACATATTTGAAATCAATTTCTCTGATGTGTTGAGGAACTAGGAAAGTTTCTCCTTTAGTTTTGTTCTCTAAATGTAACATAATTACTTTAATTAGATTGTTAATAATATTAATTAAGTTGACTAGCATTACTAAGAGTAATATATGCACCAGTCATTAATAGTACAAGTATACGAATAATATTCGTACTATCAATATCTAACTCGTTAAAAAACCTTTAGAATTGTATTCGCTATATAATTCACATCCATTCACACTAGTTCACATTAGTACACACTCTAATGCAAGTCCACTACTTAACTAAAATATCGACTAAATCTTACCATTCTATTTTTACAATCCTGATGCTAAATCTTCGGACTCTTCGATAGAAGAGGAGAAAGGTAATACACAATAAGACCAAATAGACAACCAATACTATATAATATAAGTAAGACCAATTAAGGACTTAAAGGAATTAATTAGACTAATAGGACTAAGTCTATTAAAAATAGACTTTGGACTACTAACAACAACAAACAACAAGGTACTACTAATGTGATTATTGGAACTATTAGGAAGAAAAGATTTAGAAGTATTACTTATAATGAACTTAGGAATAGGATTAGGACTACTATTAGAGATAGAATTAGGACTGCTATTCAAATTACTATTAAAACTACTAGAAGGACTACTACTGCTAGTGCTGCTCCCCGGAGAAATATATTTTTCGTGAGTATATTTTTATCGAGGTGAAGCTCCTACCCTGATAGCCCCCCTACTCCAAACCAATTCCAATACCCCCGTCAAAACCAAATGACCTTAAACATATTGCTATAATGTTTAATTAAATACTTATGTTTATGATATTTCTATTGTTGTTATCAATAGCAGTAGCTATGACTACTGCTACTTATCTATCTGCTATTAGAAGACAGAAGCGGGATTGGAGAAAGTATGGTCGTGCAGGTGAAACCTACGACAAGTTTTGTTCACGTTATTACACTAGATACGTATGAATATTAGTGATAAACTAAAAGTGGTACACTTAGCATTAAGTATGCTAGGTGTACCAGTATTCATACATCTAAGTTACATTAAGTTGTATGATAACCATGTGAATAGCTTTCTAATACTATTAGTAGTGTTAGTACTTATACTAGATGCTAACGATGTTGTTAAAGAACTATTAGCTTAATCAAACCAAATGACTTTAAACATATTGCAGTTACTATCAAACCAAATGACTTTAAACATATTGCCATTGTGTGTGTGGTTAGGATGCACATTGGTTGAACAGTTGCTAACCGATTTATAACATTTAATTTATTTGTATTATGGGAACAAGAGCTACAAATGATGCTGCTAGATTAGCAGCAGAAGCAGCTGCAAAAGCTGCAAAAGAAGCTGCCGAAGCAGCAAGTGCTAACGCTGAAACAGATGCTACTAATGAAGCTGCTGATGAAGCTATTGACGCTCGTATAGTTGACCTATCCGAGTATCAAGGACAGGATGCAGACGATATTACTCGTCTGTTGCTTGACCGTCCTGATTTCGAGAATCACGACAGCTTAATGATTACTAATATCATTGATAATAGTAGTCGTTATGCAGGTGCGCTTACTGTTGTTGTTAATCGCAACATTCCACAGTTTGTTAAAGATGCTGCTAGTGGTACTTATGTCGAGTCTACGACTCGTAATATCTTTACTACTCGTATTCAGCTTGCAGCTATTCTCAAAGGTCAGGGCGAGCCAATGCTTGCCAACGCTGTTATGACAGCTCCGTTGTCAGTGTTGCACGTTATCTTCAAGAAGGCACGTATTAGCGTGCTTGGACACGTACTTGCGCAAGGTGAAGTATTCGTTAATCCGTATGCCGCTAAAATGTCTCGTGAAGAACGTGTTAATGAACACGACCGTTACGAGTATTTCCCGTACGAACTTAGTATGCGTACGTTGTCCCTTGCGGACGAAATGCTCGTGGCTGACATGTTGGCTAAATACCAACCTGATGCAGAGGGTGCTGCTTAACCAGTTACGTAGGAGAGGGAAACCTCTCCTACTAAACTAAGAATACACCATTCGGCACGTGTTCGATAATACTCTCGACTTATGCTCGCCGTCCGGCAAAGCTATCCGGCAAAGCTATCCGGCAAAGCTATCCGGCAAAGCTAATCGGGATTGGAAACGACACTAGTCACCTGATAAGCGAAATGCTACAACTGATAAGCGAAGCTAATCAACTGATAAGCTAAAATCATAAACCAATTTAAATAACAAAAGTATTATGAAGATAGATAAAAATAAAACTATAATAAACATAGATGTTATAGCTGTTGATACTCTTGAAATCACATACGATAATCATACAACTCAAATGATTCATCCTAATGATATAACCGAATACATATCTAAGCTAAAAGCTAAGATTAAAAGATTATCAGACATATTATCTAAGCTTGACTAGTTAGCAAGCTAAAATCGCCTTTCGACGACGTTTCTCTTAGACGGATTCTAAATAACAAAGTGGACTTATATAT